TCAGCATCGTGCAACAAACATTCTGATCCCGCCGTCCATGCTTATGGTTCTGGCGATCCGTATGCCTGAAACTACCATGTCTTACCTGGACTATTTCAAGTCTCAGAATGCTGGTATCGAAATCGACTCTATCGCAGAGCTTGAAGATATCGACGGTGCGGGTACTAAAGGCGTACTGGTGTACGAAAAAAATCCGATGAATATGTCCATCGAGATCCCGGAAGCATTTAACATGCTGCCAGCGCAGCCGAAAGACCTTCACTTTAAAGTGCCTTGCACCTCCAAGTGTACTGGCCTTACAATTTATCGTCCGATGACTATTGTCTTAATCACTGGCGTGTAATATTATAGGGACTAACTTAGTTGGTCCCTTTTTTATTGGAGAAATCAAAATGGCTAAAGAAAAAACTGTTGTTATCGTAAACGTTGGTGTAGCGCTTCAGATGTTCCGTCTTGAAGATGGCTCATTCGCAAAGGTTCTCCCGGATGAAGAGGTGACACTCCCAGCATCCGCACTTGAATTGCCCGGGCTGCGTTGCTTGATTGCTCGCGAAGAAATCGAAGTAAAAGACGACAGTGCCACCAACCGGGAAATCCGCGCAGAGATGGCTAAACTTAAAAAACCTGATCCGTGGGATAAGATGAGCGTAAAAGAGCTTGAAGACGGCGGCGAATACTATTAATCAACAAGGCGCTTAATGCGCCTTTTTTATAGGTGGAAATTATGGATCAAGAAACATTAAACAAAGTGGTCGAGCAAATGAGAAAGCTGGTTCCGGCACTTCGCAATGTTCCAGACGAAACGCTTTATGCATGGGTAGAAATGGCTGAGCTATTTGTATGCCAGAAGACATTTAAAGATGCATACGTCAAGGCGCTTGCTCTTTATGCATTGCACCTTGCTTTCCTTGATGGGGCGCTAAAAGGTGAAGATGAGGATCTTGAATCGTACTCACGACGCGTTACGTCATTCTCCCTGAGTGGTGAATTTAGCCAGACTTTCGGAGAGGTTACGAAGAACCAGTCAGGAAACATGATGCTTTCGACGCCGTGGGGTAAGATGTTCGAACAGCTTAAAGCGCGACGCCGTGGTAGATTCGCATTAATGACAGGACTCCGTGGAGGATGCCACTAATGAACTACTCACAGATTGAAAGAATGGCTCGCAAAGGCGTGGCTTTCTTCACCGATCCTTCAAGACCTATGAGCCTGATAAAACAAGTTGAATACGGATATGATGAAAACGGATTCGAGATCCCACCAATGGAACAGGTTATTCCAATATCCGGCGCGACGAGAAGACCGAACGCGCGTGAGATTGACGGGGAAACTATCCGCGCCTCAGACCTTTTGGGGATCTTCAATAATGATCATGAAATAAAAGAAGGTGACTATATAGAGATTGATGGCATTCGTCATGTTGTCGTTGATGCTCGCCCGGTTCAGGCGTCACTGGAACCAGTCGCCTATCGTCCAGTATTACGGAGGGTATCAGTCGGTGGCTAATTATCAGATTCGTAGATTTCAAGGCGAGATTGATGCGTGGATTAAGGCCGCTGAAAGCACGTTAGAACATGCCATTGAAATATTCGTAAGGGATGTTCACGACGCTCTTGTTAGCCGATCCCCTGTTGATACAGGTCGATTCAAGGGTAACTGGCAGATAACTTTTAACGAAATCCCTAACCACGCATTAAACCGATACGATAAAACTGGCGGTGTCGTCAGGGGTGAGGAACAGGCAAAAACTTATGGCATGTTCAGCCGTGGCGGCGCGATAACATCCGTTCACTTTTCAAACATGTTGATTTATGCAAACGCTCTTGAGTACGGTCATTCACAGCAAGCACCGAGCGGCGTTGTCGGCCTTGTGGCATTAAGGCTGAGATCATATATGGCTGACGCAATCAAGCAGGCAAGGAGACAGCAAAATGCACTATGAGTTATCAGCGGCGGCGCGAGCCGCTTTTCTATCAAAGTACAGAGACTTTCCTCACTACATGGAAAACAGAAATTTCATACCGCCGAAGGATGGCGGGATGTGGCTGAGGTTCAACTACATTGAAGGGGATACGCTTTATCTATCCATTGACAGGAAGTGTAAATCTTACATCGCAATCGTTCAGATCGGAGTAGTGTTCCCTCCAGGATCCGGCGTTGACGAAGCAAGATTGAAAGCAAAAGAGATTGCTGATTTTTTCAAAGATGGTAAAATGCTTAACGTTGGTTATATTTTCGAGGGTGCAATCGTGCATCAAATTGTTAAACATGAAAGCGGGTGGATGATTCCGGTTCGCTTTACAGTACGAGTAGACACAAAGGAGACTTAATTATGCACTTACCAAATGGCGCGCAAATTTTCGTGGAAACCTCTCGCGGAGAAGAGATTGAGGCAACCGCTATTACTAACGCAGAAAATCCTGTTGCTACAGTTGCATCTAAGGGTGACTTAGTAAAAGGCGATTACGTTATTGTAACTCAGTCAACCTGGGCCAATATGGTCAGTCGAGTGCTAATTGTTACTGACGCTCAGGAAACAAGCATCACTCTCGCTGGGATTGACACCTCTGATACTCTTGTTTTCCCGGCTGGCGGTACGATGAGCTTTGCAAAAATTACTGGCTGGACTGAGATTCCTTGCGTACAGGAGATTGGTCAGGACGGCGGCGAGCAGCAGTATTACACTTATCAGTGCTTGTCCGACGATAAAGAACAGCAGATCCCAACGTTTAAATCTGCGATCTCGCTAACTTACACATTCGCGCACGAATTTGATAACCCGATCTACCCTATTCTGCGTAAGCTGGATTCTTCTGGTCAGGTAACTGCGGTTCGGATGTATGTTCCAAAAGCGAACGAGATGCGCATGTGGGCTGGTATCTTGTCTTTTAACGACATTCCATCTACGCAAGTAAACGAAATGGAAACGGTACAACTCGCCGTATCCCTGAAGGGTGATTTCACTTTCGTTTCATCCGCTCTGGCATCACCTGGTGCCTAAATCATATCCACAAGGGGGCTTGCGCCCCCTTATTCATTTCTGTAAAATCATCGTATCAAGTTTGCACTATTCTCTTTTAACAAAAAGTGCCATTAACCAATCAGGAGAAATATCATGGCTAAATTTAATTTTATTCTTGGTCAACTTCCAGACTTCAAACTTCCAGTTACCTTCACCATGCCTAACGGTGAAGATGCAACGATCATTTTCACTGTACGCCACCTTTCCAGTAAAGAAGTTCAGGATATGTATGCCAACCAGGGAGAAATGAACGACAGCGAGTTCATTACCAAGATCGCGTCAGGATGGAACCTTGAAGAAGAATTTAACGAAGAAAATGCGCGAAAACTGGTTCAGTATTATCCTTCAGCAGCGTACAACCTGACAGCGACTTACATCAAGGCTCTTGCCGGACACCGCGCAAAAAACTAAAAAAGGCGGTCTATCTGTTATATCAGAAGCCGCCAACAGAGGAACAATTGCGATCGGTTGGTTTAAGTCTTTCAGACTATGAAGACGAGGAACCTGAAACGATAATTGGCGACGCTGAAATGGTGAAGGCTTGGAATGTTTTTACATCAATGCTCACTCAGTGGAGAAGTTCAGGCGCTGGCGCTTATGGTCTTGACTATAATGTTTTGCCTATGTTGTTTAAAATCTATAAAATAGAAGATGAAGAACTGGCATTGCAGGACGTTAGGATCATGGAAGCGAAAGCGCTTGAAATGATTGCTAAGCAGAATAACTAAGCCGCCGTCTGGCGGTTTTTTCGTATATAGGGGGTTATATGGTTGATAAGGTAGCAGGTCTGTCGCTTGACGTTGATGTGTCAACAGTGCAGCGCGCAGTCAAGTCACTGAAAGAGTTTTCAAAGGCCAACGATCAGGCCGCTGACTCTATGGGGTCTTTAATCAATGAGGCCGAGGTTGCAAAACAGAAGGCTAAAGAACACGCTGAGCAACTTAAGCGCCAGCGCAAAGAGTACGAGGCTGTAGAAAAGGCAATCGATCCTACAGTATCAAAAATGGAAAAGCTGAAGATTGCATCTCAGCAGCTTGATAAACTCTGGCAAAAGGGCGTTGTTCCAGATGAAACATTTTTCCGTTTGGGTGAAATGCTGGACATGCAAAATGCAAAACTTGCTCGCAGCCGAGCCATGCTTACTGAAGAGGGGCAGGCAGCATTGCAGGAAGCGAAAGCAAAAGAGCAGGCAGCAGCGAAAAACAAAGCGTTCATGGATTCCCTGAACAGTCAGGTTAACGCTATTGGCAAAACTCACGCAGAGTTAATGGAACTGAAAGCGGCTCAGCTTGGACTATCAAATGAAGCAGCGCCACTGATCGCAAAACTTAAAGAGCAGGGTCGAGCTATGAATGCCGCAGGTATTAGCGCGGGGCAATATAGGCAGGCAATGCGAATGCTTCCCGCGCAGATTACCGACGTCGTTACATCTCTTGCGTCCGGTATGCCAGTTTGGATGGTTGCCATCCAGCAAGGCGGTCAAATCAAGGACTCGTTCGGCGGGATCGGCAATACATTTAAGGTATTGCTCAGCTATATTAATCCGGTCACAGTTGGTGTTGGTGTTCTTGTCGGCTCTTTAGGTCTTCTTGCGAAAGCTGGTTATGACTCTTACAAGTCAATAACTGATATGCAGAAGGCTCTTGTTGAGACTGGAGGTTATGCAGGAGTCACGGCTGAAGAACTTGATTCTGTTGCTAAAAAGGTGGCTCAGACGAGCAATTCAACAATTTCAAGCATTCGTGAGATTGTTACTGAACTTGCCAGTACGGGGAAGTATACGCGAGAGCAGATTCAGAACATCACAAAGGCTACCGCTGAGTGGTCGACAGCAACCGGTAAATCAGCAAGTAAAATCATCGCTGAGTTCGATAAAATCGCAAGCGATCCTGTAAAGGGTCTGGCTAAACTTAACGAGCAATACAACTTTTTAGAAAAAGGGCAACTGACATATATCGATACGCTAAGCCGTACTAAGGGTGAAACAGAGGCAGTGTCTGAAGCCACGAAATTATTCGCTGATGTAATGGAAAAACGAATGAAGTCGATCGCTGATAATGCTACCCCTCTGGAAAAAATGTGGAAAGATATTAAGCAATGGGCTTCTGATGCGTGGGGATGGGTTGGGGATCATACGCTCGGAGCGTTAAACCTGATTATTGACGTAGTTCAAGGTACGGTAATTCAGGTGAAAATGATTCTTGCTAAGGGTGATGAGTACATCTCAAACTTTATCGCATCTGCAATTAAGGCTACACAGTCTCTGCCTGGCATGAGTGATTTTGGTGCTGATGTACTAAAGGAACAGGAGAATATTGTAAAAAGCTCTCGTGACAACTACGATCAGTTAGCTTCAGAGCTTGATGCCATTAACGCCCGTGTTGAAAAAGGTGAGATGGGATACATTGAAGCAATGAAGCAGCGCCGTACTCTTGAAAAGCAGTATAGCCAGGAAACTAAGGACGCTATCAAGGAAGAAGCTAAAGAGATCGAAAAGCGAAACCGTGAACGAAATAAGCAGTCGAAAATTTTACGCTCACCTACAGAGCAATTCGATAAGGAGTTAATTTCACTCAAAGCGCAGCTTAAGGTTTTGCAGGAGCACAAGGAGATCGGGCAAAAAATATCAGCACAGAGAAAGGCGCTTTTTACGACTGAGGCTACAATTGCTGTTCTTCGAGAAGCTAGTTCTAAGCGTCAGCTATCTGCGGAAGAAAAAGCACTACTTGCAAACCAAGAGAAGGTTTTAGAGCTTGCGAAACAAAAGGCTGAGATTGGCGATCAGATTGTTAAGCAGCAGCAGTTGAACGCACTTACCGATAAATCACTGAAATTTGTCAATGATTTGACGGCAGCTACAGAGCAGCTAAACGCGTCTCGCGGGATGAGCACCCGAGAAATGGAACGACAAGCGGAACTGGCTAAGATCACCACTGACTATATTAATGCAGGTGGCAGCGAAGGAGATGAAAAACTCCAGAACATGATCAAGGCACAAAATGATTACTATGCTGCGGAAGATGCCAAGCGCGCTGACTGGTTGGCTGGTGCTGAAAGCGCATTTGCAGATTACGGCGATTCTGCAATGGATATGTACGGCAACGTGTATGATATCGCGTCAAGTTCACTTAACGGAATGAGTGATATGATGACTCAATTCCTTACTACAGGTAAGGCAAATTTTGAGGACTTTGCGAAAAATATCATTAGCATGATTATCAAGATGATTGCTCAGATGGTAATCTTCAATACGATCTCAGGCATGACGGGAGGTAAGACATGGAGTTTTGCAAGTGGATTGACCTCTAGCGCTTCTGCGGCATCACAGGCAACTCCTACACCTGCCGTCTCTGGTTTTAGGTCTTTATCTTCAGGCGTTGCCGTTACCTCGCTTGCTGCCGCTGCGGGTAGTGTTGCAACCTCTGGATTTAACGCATCTAAATCCGCACCGAAGGCAGCGAACCAGTCAGCAGGCGGGACGGTCGTTGATGTTAGGGGTATGGAGGTTAAAGTTGACAACGGTTCAGATCCGAGAGGAATTTCTCAGGGCGTAGAAATGATGTTCAAAAAAATGATTCGAGAGTCTTGTTCGCAGGGCGGTGAGGTTTACAATTACATTCAGGAAAAAACGGGAGGCTAATAATGGCGGCACTTGATACTTTCAGTTGGTGTACGCAGGTTCAAGGGGGCGGTGGCTCCCTTACCACTACCAACAATGACAGATCCATACAGTTTGGAAACGGCTACATGCAGCTTGCATCATCTGGATTTAACACCACTCGACGCGAGTATTCGGTTGTCTACGCTGGGGGGGATTTCATGGCTGTTTACAACTTCTGCGATTCTCACCGAATTAAACCGTTCGCATGGACGCCGCCGGACGGGAAGATCGGAGTGTGGGTTGTTAAGCCTAACAGCTTGGGCGCGAAACCAGTATCACGCGACGTGATGGAAATTAATGTCACGTTTATGGAGCAGTTTACATCTATGGAATAGCACCTCATGACAAAAGCCCGCCTTGCGCGGGTTTTTTTGTAGCTGTAGAATGGTTGCAACTAAACAAGAGGAAAAGAAAATGAGCGAAAACAAAAAACTTTATGATGAAGAAAGCGGAAGGAGCCTGTTTCATAACTGCCTTCAGTCACTGTATCCAGGGGAGATAATCACCCTTATTGAAGTTGATGGTAGCAAGTTCGGCGCTCAGGTGTATCGATTCCACGGAGAGAACATCCAGTACACTCCAGAGGAAATCATGCAGGCCCAGCAAACTGGAACGCTGCCGCCGAAAGAAATTACATTCCGTGGGGAGCAATATGGAGCGCGCCCGTTCGGCATATCCGGGATCTCGTTTGATAGTTCCGGCAAGGCAACAAAACCACAGTTGACGGTGGCGAACATTGATAGCAGAGTGTCGGCAATGATTCGCGCATATAACGGATTGATGCAGGCGAAGGTGACAATCTGGATCACTCAAAAGGACTTAATTCAACCTGACGGCTCAATAGCTGACGGCGCTTACCGCAAACTGGTATACTATATCGAACGCCCGAGCTATGTCGATAAGAGCGTCGCCCGATTCGATCTCACGTCGCCGTATGATATGGATGGCATCATGATCCCGTCTCGACTAACGCAAAGCGTTTGCTATTGGGCGCAGCGGGGATGGTATAAAACCGGGAAAGGCTGCGGATACAACGGGCAAAACGGTTATTTTGACAAAGACAATAATCCGGTAGACGATCCTGCTTTGGATTTCTGCCCAGGTACGGTAACGGCCTGCCGCCTGAGATTCGGCGCAAACAATGAACTGGATTTTGGCGGTTGCGCTGTCGCTTCACTACAGAGGAAAAATCAATGATTAGTGCAAAAATTAAACTTGAAATTATGACTCACGCTCAGGAAGAATACCCACGCGAATGCTGCGGGGTAGTCACCCAAAAGGGCCGAGTGCAAAAATACCATCGCGTTGATAATGTACATCGCGATCCTGATAATCACTTCATGATGGACGCAGTGCAATACGCATGTATTGAGGACGACGCTGACTCAACCACGATCGCAATTGTCCACAGCCACACCGGGGACGGAGCTACAACTCTTCCCAGCGCTCACGATACGTGCATGTGTAATGAGATGGAAGTGACCTGGATTATTGTTAGCGTACCGGAAGGAGATATGCGATTTGTGAAGCCAGAGAAATTACCTCTGATTGGTCGTCCGTGGTCATTAGGATCATTCGACTGTTACGGTCTTGTTATGGCGTGGCACAAAGAGCACGGCGTAGAGTTACGCGATCGCCGATTGAATTTTGAATGGTGGAAACCGGAGTACGGAATTAATCTCTATCAGGATTATTACAAGCAAGATGGATTCGTTGAGATTCCAGATCAGAATAACCCATCATTCGGGGATATGGTAATCATGCAGATAGGGCAAAATGTTCCGGTATGGAACCACGCAGGGATTTACCTGGGTGATAATCAGATCTTGCATCACGCCTTTGGCAAACTTTCGCGACGTGATATCTATTCCGGCTGGTATCAGGATCATACTGTTTTAATTGTTCGCCATAAGGATCTTAAATTATGAATGATGTAAAAGTAATCAAATTATCCGGTTCACTTGGAAGGCGCTTCGGCGTCTTTCACAGATTCGCCGTTGACTCTTACCCGGAAGCTATCCGTGCGCTATCCAGTCAGGTGGATGGATTCAAAGAATATATGCAAAGTGAGGTCGGATCACGTAGCAAGTTTGCAATATTTGTGGATGGCGTTAACGTTGGACACCATGAAGAGGAAAAATTCAAGTGTGCCAAAGAGATAAGGATTGTCCCGATCCCGACTGGTTCTAAGTCAGGCGGTCTATTCCAGGTTGTATTGGGTGCGGCAATAATGGTTGCGGCGTTCTATACTGGCGGCGCATCTCTGGCATTAATGGGAACAATGTCCTCGTCTCTGTTTATGATGGGCGGCGCTATGGTGCTTGGCGGCGTGATGCAGATGATTTCACCTCAGCCAGGTGGCGCAAATTTTGAGGTTCAGTCAAGCAAGAATAAACCTTCGTACGCGTTCGGTGGTGCTGTCAATACTACGGCGGCGGGATACCCTCTCCCGGTCCCATATGGATATCGCGCCGGAGGTGGCGCAACTTTCTCGGCGGGTTCTTATGCCGAGGATATGAGTTAAAATCAACCCGCCTTGCGCGGGTTTTTTTTCGCCTGTATAATGAGTCCACCGATAAATAGCACAAAAAGGTAAACATCATGATTCAAAAAGTGATAAGTGGATCTAAAGGTGGAACACAAAAGCCGCATAAGCCAGTTGAGATGGAAGATAATCTAATCTCAATCAACAAAATCAAGATTCTTCTGGCAGTATCTGATGGCGAGGTTGACGAAACATTCAACCTTAAGCAACTGATGTTTAACTCAGTCCCGGTGCAAAACGAGGATGGCTCTTTTAACTTTGAGGGCGTAACAGCAGAGTTCAGGCCGGGTACGCAGACTCAGGAATACATTAAGGGCATGGAGGATAGCTCCAGCGAGGTAACTGTAAACCGTGAGGTTACTACCGATAATCCATACACGATCTCAGTAACCAACAAGACGCTGTCGGCAATCCGTATTAAAATGTTCATGCCTCGCGGCGTACGCATTGAAAGCAACGGAGATAAAAACGGCGTAAGAGTTGAGTATGAGGTGCAACAGGCTGTTGATGGCGGCTCGTTTGAGACGGTGCTCACCGATGTAATCGAAGGTAAAACAATGTCAGGTTACGATCGAAGCAGACGTATAAACCTACCTAACTTCAACAATCAGGTGATATTCAGAGTGGTTAGGAAAACTCCAGACTCTAACGACTCGAACGTTGTTGACGCGATTCAGGTAAAGAGCTATGCCGAGGTGATTGATGCCAAATTCCGTTACCCGCTGACTGGTCTTCTTTTTGTCGAGTTTGATTCGAAGATGTTCCCAAACCAGTTACCTACGATCTCAATTCGTAAGCGATGGAAGATTGTAAACGTTCCATCAAACTACGATCCGGAGTCACGAACTTATAACGGAAATTGGGATGGCACTTTTAAGAAGGCGTGGACGAATAACCCGGCTTGGGTGCTTTACGACCTGATGATTAATCAGCGTTATGGGCTGGATCAGAAAGAGCTTGGAATATCTGTCGATAAATGGGCGCTATATGAGGCGGCGCAATATTGCGACCAGATGGTTCCTGACGGGAAAGGCGGTACGGAGCCTCGATACCTTTGCGACGTGATAATTCAGTCACAGACTGATGCGTACAAGGTTATTCGAGATATTTGCTCAATATTCCGTGGTATGAGCTTCTGGAATGGTGAAAGCATCTCGGTAATCATCGACAGACCGCGTGAGCCTGCGTACATCTTCACTAACGACAACGTTGTTAATGGTGACTTCTCCTATACGTTCGCAAGCGAAAAGAGTATGTACACGACGTGTAACGTGATGTTTGACGACGAACAAAACATGTATCAACAGGACGTTGAGCCAGTATTCGATCGTGAGGCGACTCTGCGGTTTGGTAATAACGTAACCAGCATTACAGCGATAGGTTGCACGCGTCGAAGCGAGGCTAACCGACGAGGGCGATGGATTCTGAAGACCAACCTTCGCAGCACTACGGTAAACTTCGCGACCGGGCTTGAGGGCATGATCCCGACAATAGGTGATGTTGTGGCAATAGCCGACAACTTCTGGTCAAGCAACTTGACTATGAACCTATCAGGGCGCTTGCTTGAAGTGTCTGGAAGCCAGATTTTCTTGCCGTTCCGTGTGGATGCGCGCGCAGGTGACTTTATTATAGTAAATAAGCCCGATGGCAAGCCCGTGAAGCGCACAATCTCAAGTGTTAGCGCGGATGGTAAGACTATAGAGGTTAACATTGGCTTTGGCTTTCCTGTGAAGCCTAACACGGTATTCGCTATCGACCGCACCGACATTGCGCTACAACAGTACGTCGTGACAAAAATCGATAAGGGCGATGATGACGAGGAATTTACCTACAAAATCACGGCGGTGGAGTACGATCCTAACAAGTACGACGAGATTGATTACGGAGTTAACATCGACGACCGACCGACGAGCATCGTTGAACCAGATCAGATCCCTAGACCGGAAAACGTGCAAGTGTCCTCAGAGTCGAGAATCGTCCAGGGGATGAGCGTAGAAACGATGATTGTTAGCTGGGATAAAGTGCCGTACGCAGTTTTCTATGACGTACAGTGGAGAAAGGATAACGGCAACTGGCAAAACGTTCCGCAGACAGCAAACAAAGAGGTTTACGTTGAGGGTATTTACGCTGGCAACTATCAGGTTCGCGTTCGCTCCGTAGCTGGTTCCGGTACGACTTCAGGATGGTCAAATATCGTAGCTGCGACGCTGACGGGCAAACAAGGTGAGCCGGGTCGACCGATTAACCTCACAGCTACGGATGATGTTGTTTTTGGTATCCGTACAAAATGGGGGTTCTCTGATGGTTCTGGAGATACGGCCTATACAGAGTTGCAACAGTCACCGGATGGAACAGTGGATAACGCAAGTTTGCTTTCTTTGATTCCGTACCCGCAGCATGAGTATTATCACTCACCGATGCCGGGTGGGAATATTGTGTGGTATCGGGTAAGGACGGTTGACAGGATCGGTAACGTTTCTCAGTGGACTGATTTCGTCAGGGGCATGGCATCGACCAACGTAGACGATATCATCGGAGAGATTTCTGTTGATATCGAAAACTCTCCGGGCTACGAGTGGCTTGTTGATAACGCAACCGACAACGCGGCGCAGAACGCAGCTAACGCAGAGGCAGCAATAGAAAACGCTCTCGCCAATGACAAAGACGCGATCTACATGAAGAAGGAGAACGGAAAACGAAAAGCTGAGTACACGAAATCACTGAAACTTATTGCTGATGAGACGCAGGCACGAGTGACGGCGATCGAGCAATTGAAGGCGAGTTTTGGCGATCAGATTAGCGCTAGCAACAGCGAATTGCGTGAAGTTATCGCAACTGAGACTGGAGCGCTATCGCGTGAAATTGACCAACTAAGGGCAGAGATTGATGATGATATCCAGGCAAGTTTGACTGATATCAGAGAGGCTATAGCAAACGAGACTGAGGCTAGAACGCAAGCTGACTTGTCGTTAAGCGCGAGGCTTGGGAATAATGAGGCGGCACTTTCTCAAAAACTTGATTCGTGGAGCAATGCGGATTCGACTGGTGCAATGTACGGAGTCAAGCTCGGTCTGAAGTATAACGGCCAAGAATACAGTGCAGGCATGGCTATGTCTCTGATTGGTTCCGGAGCTGCGGTTAAGGCGCAGATTTTGTTTGAGGCATCACGATTTGCCATCATGACTGGAATGAATGGTCAGACTCAGTACCCATTCGTTGTTGAGAATGGCCAGGTTATTCTAAGTAGCGCGATCATCAAGGATGGATTTATTACTAACGCCATGATTGGTAACGCGATTCAGTCTAACAATTGGGATGGAAATCAAGGGTGGCATATTAACAAGAATGGTGCAGCTTACTTCATGAACGCAACCGTAAGGGGTGCTTTGTATGCAGATAACGGATCGTTTGCATTCAACGGGACAAACAATACGGTTCAGATAAACAATAACGGGATCACGGTTAACCTACCTAACGGGGGCCGAGTGGTTGTTGGTGTCTGGTAACAGAAAGGGGCCGATCGGCCCCTTTTTTAATACATGTTTGGAGTGAAAGGAATTGGCATTGAAATGTTTATATTGAAGGGAAATTGAGCGCCGCTCTGAGTAGAATAGTTACCTACCCTTGTTCCTGGTGCGCTTCTCACGTTACCGCCGCTCATGCAAACGCCCTTGTATCGAATGTTATTATATCCACCTGTAACTCTGCATATCGTACCTGTTCTCAGTATTGGGAAAAATCCACCGCACCACTGCCAACCATCATTTATCGCCATAGTCCCGCCAAGAACGAAGGGGCGTCTAACGCTTGAGAAAACGATCTGGCCAGCAGGGTTACTCATAGTTATTCCAGGCCCAGGAGGTGGTGGGGTGTTATTAAATATTACGAGTTGAACGTATACGCTCGCGCCAACGTCATCAATCCCGTTATAGTTTGCATCCCTGCACCATATTGTATTGCCGTCAGATTCAAGTGTTACGTTTGGATTATCCCACATACCGAAAGGAACGCCCTGTACTGGCAACTGAGCCTGACCGTTAACCTGAATCCCCCCAACAAATGCAGCGCTCATCAATCTGGCGTTATTCGGTATCGCTGCGAAGTTCGTTGAATCGTTAACAAGTATCCCCTGATTTCCAGCCTGAGCGGGGAGGATTTCGTAACAGTTGCCATAAAATCTCATCCTCCTTCCACCGTGCCCGTTAAAATTACCTACCGTTATTCGTCCGGTTGAATCATTGACCTTCTGAAAACTGGTCAAATAATACACCTCCGGGATGTAATCCATATCGTCTATGTAGATAGCCTGAGATGGAAGGCAAAAAGCAGTAGACCCTGGACTCATTTGCAGACCAAAATCAAAAACCGATCCAGATGAATCAACCCCGTCCGCTTGTATTGGTCCGCACCATGACGGGGCGCGAAGTCCAGAGGTTATCTCCATTGCCGGACGACCGTCATTTAGATTTATGTATATTCCTTGTCCCATAATTACCACTCTTTAGTTTTTATTGACACCTTTCCGCTGAAGTTACCCTGATCGTCGTCGGATGACAGACCTTTGAATCGCATATCGATTTCGCCAGCCGGAACCTTCTTACCGTCAACGAATCGCATCATGCAAGATCCGTAAGCGTAAGTAACGCAGTCTCCATTTTTAAGATTCTGAGCGCAACCAGTCAGGATAAATGCAGCAGCAATAATGGCGATTAACTTTTTCATTTGTATGTCCTCGTCGTTAGTGTGATTGCATTGTATGTCGCATTTACTTTTATTGCAATAGCGCGATTACAATTTTTTCGTGTAACAGGTGTCTATTTTTGTAACCGGAACAGGTGTTACAAAATCCACCCCATCCGACCGCATGGTGATGTGATAAAAACTCTATATAATATATATAGATAGATAATATTTAATTTTAGCTTTATATATATAATTATTGTTGTGTAACAGTTGTCTATCGTGTAACTGGTGATTTGATTGATTCGTCAAATTTCTATCATATTTGTTCAAAATATAATCAATCTTGATTCTATTCATGGATATCTTTGTATTTCTAAGAAAAAGCGGTTACAAGTATTACGCAATAGACACCACATAAAAACAGGATTAAGTAATTGATTCCGTTGGCGCTGGTTGTAACTTGAGTGATATAGACACGCAATTACACACCAATTACATGTATTCGATTGACTAAACGCTGTTAATGGCTATAATGGATTCATCGTAAACGAGGGAGATAAACGAAATGTTCCAGGTATTCACATCAAGTCAGCTTTCTAATGACGAGTATCATAGCAACGAAGGTTGGGCGGCAGAGTATGTAAGCGGTTCTAGCCTTGCAGAAATTTATCAGACTTGCCCGGCTAACTGGCGATTCAAGAAGAACGAGACTACTAAAGCGCTGGAGTTCGGTACTCAGTCGCATACCAACTTTGAGAGCCGAGATCTGTTTACTGCATCGTATGCCCGTTGTCCGGCCCCGTCAGAGTTTAAAGATCTCATTACTTCGCAAGCTGCACTAGCGGCAAAATTAAAATCTTTTGGCCTGAAAGGTACATCCGGTAAGCAGTACCCGGACCTCATCAAAATGATGGTTGATTGTGGCGAAGACCTTAACGTTCAATACCTGATTGAACTGATCGCAGAGGCTGAGGCGCGCGCTGAAGGAAAGATACTCGTTGACGCTGACAAATACGACGCCTGCATGAAGATGAGGGCCATCCTTGAGCAAAACCCGGATCACGAAGCGTGCATCAACAGCGAAACGGCGCAGCGTGAGATTTCAATCTTCGGTGAGATATCCGGCGTCAAGGTTAAGGTTAGACTTGACCATCTGGACTACAAAGAGAATGTACCAGGTCGTGTACTGACTGGTTATGATGAGAATGGTGATCCGGTATTTGAAGACGTAATTTTCCCGGAAGCACTGATTATCACAGATTTCAAAACAACAATGAGCGCCAACCCGTTAGAGTTCCCGAGACTGGCATACAATCACGGGTATTATCTGAAAATGGCCTTGCAGCATGATCTGCTACGACGCGCAATCCAGGCTGGCGCTTTTGAAGGCAACTTCCCTGAAGATATCCCGATCGTAGTTAGATTGCTTGCGCAGGAGAAAAAAGAGCCTTATATCGCACTGGCTTACCGTATGACTATGGAGCAAATCAGGATCGGTCGTAACCAGTACATTAGCGTAGTCCACACTTACAAGGCTTGCTCTGAAATGGATGTTTGGCCTGGGTACGCTGGAGACGCAAGCGAGATCGAACTTGAAACGCCATCATGGGTGCGTTACCAAAATAAGTAAACGGCACAAATAGCTAAACAAATAATTAATGAGGTGTTATAATGCACCTCATACACCAATCAGGAGAAGTTAAAATGCAATTATCACCAGAAACCAACGAAATCCTTCCCGCGCTGTTCAATGCTCGCAACAAATTCGCTAAAGCAAAGAAGGACGCTAAAAACAATCACCTGAAAAACTCATACGCAACTCTTGATGCAATGATGGCGGCAGTAAGCCCGGCGCTAACCGATAACGATATCATGATCCTGCAATCAATGCTGGATACAAGCACGGAAACGACCTTCCACCTTGAAACTATGCTGATTCACAAATCCGGTCAGTGGGCCAAATTCTTCATGATGATGCCGATTGCAAAGCGCGATCCGCAAGGTGTAGGTTCCGCAATGACTTATGCTCGACGTTACTCATTAGCCGCAGCGCTGGGGATTAGCCAGAGTGATGACGATGCTCAGCTTGCAGTAAAATCTGTCAAGGACTGGAAGAAAGAACTTGATGCGTGTGAAGATATCGAATCACTGAAAGAGGTATGGGCTAACGCTTACCGACAGACGGACACAGCAAGCAAGTCAATCATTCAGGATCACTACAACGCACTTAAGGCTAAGTTTGAGATCGGTAAAGCTCGCGGTATTCGCCCGGCACAACCGGAACAGAAAAAACAGGTTGAAGCAACGAGCGCGAAGCCTGTACAATCTCAATCAATCACCAACTTCGAATAATCATCAGGGCGGCTTCGGTCGCACATAAATTTTAGGAGAGAAAAACATGCATATTATCACTGGCGAGATCCGAAAAGAACCTAAGATTCTGGAGCGTAACGGCGGCAATACTTATATCATCGAACTGGCAGAGAGCTATAAACCTCGTGATGGCGATCGAGAATACACCAACTACACATTCTTTTTTAGTGATGGTGGAAAGCCTGGCCTTGCTGACTGGTATCGTGAAGCGTTCCAGGTTGGTCGAGTTATATCTGTATCATGCGAAACGTTGAAGATCTCATCCCGTGAGCACAACGGAAAGGTTTACAATTCATTGCAGGCCGCTGATTTTCCTAAGCTGGTATTCAGTCAACGAGGACAAAGCAATCAACAACAGCGATCGCCTCAGCAACAACAGCGAACTCAACAACAACCACAACCGAACCCTCAGCAACAACAGCGAACTCAACAACAACCACAACCGAACCCTCAGTCAACATTTGACGATGATATCCCATTCTGATAAGAAAGCCCCGCATTGCGGGGCTTTTCTTTATGATTGTTTAAGTGATTTTATTTCTTCTTTTAGAGAAGATACTTGCTTTGAAAGCTCCTGTATCGCAGCTATAGCGTCAAGCAAAAGAACGTTCTCATCAAGTGATAACGTGTAATCTTCCCCATTCATATTTCCGTACTTTCTAACGTACTGACTATCTATGCTCATAAGCTGTTGAGCTATGAACCCTCTCCTTACAGTTTTCTCCTTGTCATAATTGTATGTGAATGATCGGTATTTCATTTTCATCAAATTGTCAAGCGCCAATCTTGTTTCAATATCCCTTATGTCGCTTTTAAGTCTCTCATCTGACACTGGAGACTTGGAAAATATATAGTTGACAGTACCTGAGTTATTCCCAAACGTTATGTCGTAGCTCTCAGCGTTAAACGATGTATTCCTTATAATGTCACCGTTTGGCTGATTACCTGAAGCTATATCATAATCGTACACCTGAGATATTACCGCTTGCGGGTGAGTACTATCTGGAAAAATAAGCGCTCCCAAAGAAACAAAGTTCCTCCAGCCTCCGTTAGATACACCAACGCCGCCACCAACTAGACCAATATAACCGCTGTGCTGAGAACTCATCCATGTATTAGCTAATGTCAAATAGGTATTACCTGGCGAGTATCCAGTTCCATTTGGTGTTAGACCCTTGTTAAAAATCAACTTTCCGTCCAGTTTGAAATCCCATGTTGCCGCGCCCTGCTTATATCTGTCATTGATTGTTGTTATCCTTGTCCATATATCTATTTCATTACCTCCCTGCAATTCGAAAGAGGATCTGTACTTATCAACTTCACCAACCTTGAATTTTGAATCAATCCTGCCGCCTGAAGAATCGGAACCGCTTGGCGGCTCAGAGTCTAGATTTTTATAAATAGACCATTCGTTTACTTTTAGGCCTTTCTCAACCCAACCCTTAGTAGTTGCGTCCATGTTGCCTTCAGGATCTTTAAGTAACTCTAATGGGGCGTCTGGCCTCAAGTTTTTCCATGATTCTAATTTATCCTCAAGACCAGCTAAATTACCGTCCTTAGTTAAAAGATTGTCAGCATTAACGCTATTTGCTGCGTCCTGAGCTTCCTGAGCACTTACCGCTGCCGCATCTTTGGCGCTAACCGCTGCATCGCGTGCTGCTTGGGCATCGTTTTTTGCTGATGTTGCAGTTTGCGCCGCAGTCTGAGCATCATTAACATACCCGAATAGATCGCCTTTAGCATCATTGATTGCCTGAATGGCCGCCGCCTCTTCAGTGTCAATGTGAGTGATGACAGATGATTCCTTAGATCCGATATCAGTAATAGCCTGATCCTTTGCTGCATTAATACTACCTACAGCACCGTCAACAATTTGTTGAGTCTGGTTCTTGATTGAGTTAGTTTCATCGCGTGCAGCGTTGGCTGCGTCACGCGCTAATTCAGCCTGATTTTGCGCAGCTTGAGAATCAGATTTCGCCTTATTCACCTCAGCAAGTATTTGCTCAAGTTTATCCATATCAAGCTGATTGATGATATCAAGAGCCGCAGCGATCTCAGTTTCTTTGCTCTGGTAGTAACGCAATGTCTCAGCAACGTTTTGAGCTAATCCGTTTACAGTCAGTGAATCGTTAAGCAGGATCACATACTTTCCGTCAGCGGCAGTCTGACCATCCGTAGAGATAGCCTTTAGCTCTGTGTCGCTCACAATATCGCTGATTACCGCCAGCTTAATTGGTTGCTCCAGGAATACGATAGTTGCACCGACTCGAATCAGAGCAAGCTGATCTTTCCATTTCGTATCGGTTCCGTGAACCGTGCCGTCTGCATCCATTGATGCAGTGCCGCGTCTATATAAAGCCATAGTATAAACTCCTTAAGTAAATAGCACGAATTGCTAAACACTGATTTTATCATTGTGCTATCAGACTTGCAATGGACAATAAAAAACCGCCCGAAGGCGGTTAGAGTAGGTCACTTGCTGAGAATAACTTGGCTTGCATTCCTGAGCGGTATCCTCCAGGATTTGGGATGATTATTTTTAATTGTCGGTCGTCTGCCATGTATAAAGTCTCCTTGTCTGAAGGTTCGCACGCAACCCTTACTTCTCGATCCCCTTTATATCTGTATGCAACCATTTCCAGATTCTCAGGAGTGAAGCAGGCCCATACCTCTTGCTTTGTGTGAAATGCAATATGCTGAGCATCAATCCAATTAAGGCATAAGTAGATCGCTTTTTCTGTTTTACCAGTCACGGCAACCGAGCAACTTGTGTATTTCTTAGCGTAAAATGACTCCCTACCCTCATCATCAATAATCAAAATATTACAAAACTCATCATCAAGACCGTCCTCGTGTACAAGTTGACATGGTATGGTGTGAAATACGCTCTCGCCGCCATCCTCGCGACGTTTTACGCCAACGTCGAATGATTCAGTAGGTAGAGATTCAAACATGCTTAGAGGTGTGTTTACGCGCTTCTCTGTACGCTCCATGACTTTCATCACCGATTCATGATCTGCCATCATGACATTGACACCAGATACCGGAGTTCGGCGCGCTTTCTTGTTTGCCTTGACGATGTATTCCTGCGGAACTTTTCCGAGAAATCTTCCCAGGATATTTATGCATTCGCTATACGGCATACCAGTTAATTTCATTAGCCACCCGATCCCGGAGTCGTTACCGCATGAGTTGCAGATCGCACCTCCGTCGCCCGGAGTGTTCAGGTTATCAGTCCAGCGAAAGCGGTCTTTACCTCCGCAGTTAGGGCAAGGTTGGTGCTTCTTATTAAAAACATCATTCGGCAATCCGCAGATTGATTGGAAAGCCTCGCGCCATAACCCCTTCATGTACGGCAAAACGTCCTCTTTCTGAAACATCATAAATTCTTCGTTCACTTCCAGATCTCCAAAATAAAAAACGCGTAGAAGGATGTTAACCCGCTACGCGTCGTTTGTTTTAACTAAAAATGCTATTGGTAGTTCCGATATCTTCCTTCTTCACGACGCGCATAAATTTCTTGTTCTTGCATCGCTTCTCAAGGCACTTGCCGTTACCGTCAAACTTCAGGTCGAATCGCAACCATGCGGCACGAAATCCTTTACACCCCTGTCGGCGGTAAGCGCGATGCGCAGCTTCAGCGCCTTGCCATGAAATCATATTTCGATCTTTCCAGCCTTGCACCGTCTGATTGCTAACTTTTAGAGCCTTTGCGCAGGCCGCAGGGCCGCCGTAATATTCGATAAGAGCATCAAGTCGCGCTCGCAGTCCGGCGCGTGTTTCTTCTTTATGAATATAGAACCCGCAACGCTGTCGAGGCTTTTTATCTTTACCGCGCCGTGTTCCGTTGTTACCATTGATGTGACGTTTATCGATTTCACCAGTTGATTCTGCGATACGTTGAATACTCATCTTGATTCTCCTATAGCACTTTTTGCTAAAAAAGTTTACTTTATGCCGTGTATTATAGCGTAAACGTTACAACGATTAAAAGGATTAATAGCCGTGACAATGAACATTAAAAAACAGATTGCATTACTTGGCGAGGACTACATAAAGCGAACTCAGGAGCGATTCACTGTAGGTGAAGTAGTTCCTTATCCGTATCAGGTTGTTGCTTACGCCGAGATCGCGAAGCGCTTGTCAAATTATGAGCACCCATTCTTCGTTAAAGCGTCAGTGTCTGCTGGCAAGACCATCATTTTTGCTATGGTTGCAAAGCAGTGTCAGAAAATGGGCTTAAAAATGCTTGTCCTGGCTCGCCAGGGTGAGATTGTCGATCAGGATAGCGAAGAGATCGACAACTTCGGGGTAACGAACTCCATCTTCTCAGCATCGCTTGGAATTAAGTCCTGCTACTTCCCGATCGTGGTTGGTTCTGAGGGTACGGTTGCAAATGGCCTCGACAATGAGCTTGCTGATTTCGTCCCGCACGTAATCGGTATTGATGAATGTCATCAGGTAGATTGGGAAGACCTTGCGCAAGCCATCGAAGGCAAGGAAACGATGGAACAGATGAGGGGCGAGAAAGGGAAAATCATCATGGACGGAGATATTCCACTGATTGGTAATGATGGAAAACCTTTGCTTGGAACTAAGCGCAGTCAATACACGATCGTAATCATGGAAATGATGCGGCGCTGTAAAAAGGTTCACGGTCACGATCTCAGAATATTTGGCATGACTGGATCTGAATTTCGTGGCGTAGTTCCTATTCTGGTAGAGAATCCGAAAGCATTGGGATTCTGGCGTGAGCGAGTAACTGATATCGACACAAACTATCTGATTGAGTTCGGATCTGTCGTTCCGACTATATTCGGATCAACGGACGGAGTTCACTACGATCTGGATAAGTTTAAGGCGTCGAGCGAGGACGGGGTGCAGGACTTTACAGAGAAAGACATGAAAGCGATGGAGGATGAGATCCTTCATGATGAATCCCTGACTCAGCGAATTATGCAAATGGTCGCCAAAAAGGCCGAAGAGCGTAACGCGGTTCTGATTACATGCGCTGGTGTGCGCCACTGCAAAGAGGCAGCGGCAGCACTTCCTCCGGGAAGCACCTATGCAATTATTACTGGCGACACAGACAACAAAGCGCGCAAGAAGATTCTGGACGACGTAAGGGCCGGAAAAATTAAATACACCTTTCAGGTAATGGCGCTCACTACTGGCGTTAACGTTCCAAATTGGGATTTCAGTGTCATACTCCGCAAGATAGGATCGCTCACTCTGTTGATTCAACTTTTGGGCAGGGGTATGCGACTGCTTAAATCATGGCAGGTTGCTGAGGGTATGGTTAAGCAGGACCATCTGGTATGGGATTTCGCAGGTACGATGGATGAGCTGGGTCAGCTTTATTTCGATCCGATACTTGAGCAGGCGCAATTCCAGAAGCGTTTTGAAAACGGCAAAGATCCGAAAACATGCCCGAAATGCGGTTGCGTAAATAGCTTCTATGCTCGACGATGCGTTAATGTCATTGATGGTGAACGTTGCGATCATTTCTGGACTTCTCGGATTTGTGAGGACCAGGTTGACGAGCGAACCGGAAAAATCCTTGTTAAAGGGTGCGGCGCAGAGAATGACGTTGTGGCCCGAGTCTGTCGTTGTTGTGATGTTTCGCTTGTCGATCCTAACCTGAAGCTATCCTGTAAGGCGTACACTAAGAATGACTGGTATGAAGTAAAGAATTTTGAGGTTACGCTAACCAAAAACCAGAAAGGCATAATATACAAATACACGCTGATTAACGACGATGGTGATGAGTTCAAGGCGTATGAAAAATTCTTCCCCGAGTCTGACTCTAAGATTTGCGGTACGCTATGGAAAACGAAAGGTGTATTGCCACACGTATCAGATCCTAAAATGCGCCGCTACTTTATCGGAATGAAGAACGCCATCAAGATTTTGCAATACTCACATCATATTGCTCACCCGGTGCGCGTAACTCATCGTCGCAACCAGAAGAAAGAAGATATTATCTCACGAAAAGACTTTGGTATGGAGGATATCCCGGAATGATTACAGACAAAGGTGATTATTTAGAATTTTACGAGAGAGATCCAAGCGACACTCGAAAGGAGGACGCTCATCAGGTGGATTGTGTATCCTGGCTGAAATACAATTTTCCTCACCTTCTATTTTGGCACACTGTCAATGAAGGTGAAAAAACAATCACATCGGCGCTCAGGGATGAGCAGGCCGGATTACTTAAAGGCGTGTCAGACTTCGTTATCCTGATTGGTGTTAACTCACGATACCCGTTTGCAGCAATAGAACTCAAGCGGGTTAATAAATCAGGCAAAGGAAAGGCGTCACCAGTCAGCGACAAGCAAAGGGAATTTCTCCGAAAGGTCCGTGAGCGTGGAGGCTTCCCTGCCGTCGCATACGGATTTGAGCAATTCAAGGTCGCAATTTACGAATTAATGAAATAGCACTTTTTGTTAAAACTGCCGGGATGGAATCTGGCATTATTATCTCACCAAAACGAGAGGAATAAAAATGAAAGACTTTAATGATATCGAAACTATCGACTTTGCAGAAACTGGTTGCTCATTCACTCGCGAAGCAATAGCATCAGGCGGTTATTATCAGGCATTGAAAACGCCAACCTGCAAAGAGATTTCAGGGCGTCGATACAAGGGGACAAATACCCCTGACGCTGTTCGTGATTTATGGTCAACTCCGCGCGAGGTTATTGCATACCTTGAGGGTCGTTATGGGAAATATGATCTCGACGCTGCGGCAAGCGAAGAAAATAAAGTTTGCGAGAAGTTTTACTCTCAGGAAACAAACTGCTTAAAACGTTGGTGGGGAAAGAATAAGCACGTTTGGTTAAATCCTCCTTATAGTCGACCTGATATATTCGTCAAGAAGGCGATCGAGCAAATGGAGCACAACAATCAGATTGATATTCTGTTGCCTGCCGATAATTCCACAGCGTGGTTTACTGAGGCGAGACAGAACGCGGCTGAGATTATCTGGATTGAAGCTGACTTGACTGAAGATATCGACGGTAACGAGTACGCCCGATCTGGTCGCCTGGCTTTCATATCCGGTGAAACTGGAAAGGCGGTTGACGGCAATAACAAAGGTTCGGTAATTTTCATTATGCGCAAACTTAAAGAGGGTGAGACGCAGCAAACTCACTATATCCCAATAACAAGCATTTGCCCTTCGGTGAAAAACAAGCGCGCAAAAGTGAGGAAAGTATGATGAACGAGAAAATGATTCCGGTTAAGTTAACTGATCAAGGTTTATGGCTGCTTTATCGAGCTACCTGCTGCGAAATTATGGAGCGAAACGGATTGACTCAGGATGTTATTGGTTGCGATCTGTGGGAGTTCACTAGTTCTCTTGATATGTCTTTCGATGAGATAAAAAATGAATACATAGAGAATTGGCCTTCAATCATACAGAAAGACGTGGAAGAACTTAAAGCTGATACAATCGTACAGCACTAATTGCTAAAAATACCCGGCGAAAGTCGGGTATAGTTATTTCATAGAAACGAAATGAGGAATCAGAAGATGGCACGCATTAATGCAAACTTTTTCAATATCGCTCAACAGTCCGCAAAAATGGCTGTTCATATCACTGACAAGAAAGGCGGCAACTTTGATTGGGATATTGCTATGAACTTCCTTAAAATGGCTTATTACCTCTGCTCAGTCAAAGATGTTGAGTGTTTTATTGAAAGCGTGGAGAAACTAACCAATGCTGATAAAAAAACAAGGTAAACGAGAGGTTTGGGAGCACGCGAAGGAGTGCGGAATCTCAGACGATATAGCACTAATAGCAAAATATTTCGATATAAAGGATGTTAGCATTATCTCAAACGGCAAGATTTCATTTATGGAAGATATGCCGAGAAAAATGCATAGAGTTCCAGCAACTCCATCACTTGAGTTTTACCGCGAAGAGGGAAAGAGAATTGAGCGAGAAAGAAAATCCACAAAAAACGGCAAGTCTTCCCGGCTTAAATATTAATGCGGACGAATACCAGGAAATATGGATCGGTAAAAAGCAGGTTAAGCAAATTCCTTTCTCTGACTGGTTGCCACCTGACTTTGTTAACGTGCTTTGCACTATCGGTATTGAGCAGGAGTTGCATATAGGTTACTACTCACCTGGCCGAAACAGTATGATGCTTGAGGTTGAAGGAAAACTCGTTGAGTTTAAATCTTCAGATCTAGGATTCTGGTTGAAGGCTGTGGCATGAAACTTTATTTTGCTGTAGTATTAACACCGCTAATTTCATTTTCAGTAATGTATTTCATTATCATGTAAGGATTAAAATATGTCACAAGCTAAAATCACTACCGAGCAACTTGTCGAAGAGCGCATGAACGGCCTTACACTTCGCGAGATCGCGGAAAAGTACGGTATGCATATTCGAACTGTTGAGGCTCGACACGCAAAATTGGCAAAAGAAGGCCACTTTCACGGCAATGAGCATGTTGCTAAAAACGTTCCTGAAGGCTTCATGGTAAAAGGCACATCAACAATGATTCGCGGTGATGGGACTGAGGTCGTGCGATGGGTTAAGACCGATCAGGACCGTGAGAAGATTGCAGCTATGATGGAAGCTGCACGCATTGCATTTTGTGAAGACTTGCCGCGAGCAAAGCCAACTGAGCTACTCACATCGCAAGGTCTTACAACCGCTATTGGCAAGCTGGCACTATACCCGGTGTTCGATCTTCACATTGGCGCGCTTGCTCATAAGCATGAATGTGGAGAGAACTACTCTACCGACGTAGCGGAAAAAGTGCTTAGCGACTTCTTTAATTACGCGATCGATATTGCTCCGAACGCAGAGAAGGCCGTTCTTTTAATCGGCGGTGACTTCCTTCACTCGGACGGTCTTGATGCTGTTACCCCGGCAAGTGGTCACGTTCTGGATCAGGATTCACGATATGCAAAATTGGTGCATGTAGCTATTAGATCTGTTCGTCGCGCTATCGACAAAATGCTACTGAAACACAAGGAAGTCGAAGTCCAGGTTATCGAAGGGAACCACGACCAGGCAGGGATGATTTGGCTACGCGCTGCAATGTCGGCATATTATGAAGACGAGCCGCGAGTATTCGTTGACGTTAGTCCTATGATTCTGCATAAGACTCGTTGGGGAAATACCTTGTTGGGATACACTCACGGGCACACTATGAAAAAGGCAGACACGCGACTTGCAGCAATGGCGGCAGATTTCCGATCAGACTTCGGCGAGAGCAAGTATGTGTATACTCATAGTGGTCACTGGCATCACCAGACAATCACTGAGCACTCGCTTGGTATTGATGAAGTGCACGGTCAGTTAGGCGCGAAAGATGCATACGCAGCACGCGGAGGGTGGCGCTCATATCGCCAGGCGGCTGTAATTGTTTACGATAAGCAGTTTGGGGAAATAGGTCGCTTCATCTATCGTCCAGAAATGACAGGATCGCACTAATTGATAAAAACGTCCGAAGGGATTCGGGCATAGTAACCACATCGAAACAAAGAGGCTATATCATGAAGCTAGTTAAGTGCATCCGAAATGACTCCAAGACACTTCCATTCCGTGTAAATCAGATCTATAGTGTTGGTTATGATTTCTGTGGGGGATTATTTGAGATTTACGACGGGCGAGGTTCAGCAATCCATGTTCCTCTGAACGGTCACTACCTGGAATTTATTGAGATAGATTAACAATAGCATTCATCACCTTACAGGCTGGCATGATTTACATGCTGGCCTTTTTGCGTTGTGTAAAATAAATTTGAAGGTTAAAATCAACTCACTTGTTCAAAAAATATATGGTGAGATTATGAAAGAATTTTTAACCGCAGCTACGTCTAGCACGGGCGGGGCTTCATTAGTGGGGGCGGCGACCGGGCAGATTTATATTGCTGGCGCTACATTCATTTGCTTTCTGCTTTTTGGTGCTTGGGGCGCATACTGGAAGTATCGTGATAGCAAGGCGATTCAGGAAGCGTTAAACGATGGCGATCTAAATAAGGCACTTAAGATCAGGGGGAGATAATGAGCTTAAAAAATAACGTTATAGGCGCATCGATCGGGGCTGCTTTGACGTTGACGCCTACCCTGCTGGAACGAATCGAAGGGATAGAATACGAGGTGTATTACGATATCGCCGGAGTCCCTACCGTATGCAGCGGAATAACCGGGCCGGACGTCATACCTGGTAAGAAATACACTAAGCGAGAATGCGATGCATTGCTGATAAAACATATCGGCGTCGCTCAGCGATACGTTGACAAAAAGGTGAATGTTGATATTCCGGTAACGATGCGCGCGTCACTGTACAGCTTCACTTTCAACGTCGGTACTGGCGCGTTCGGATCTTCTACAATGCTTAAGCTAATAAATCAGAGTAAGCACAAGGAAGCGTGCAATCAGTTATGGCGATGGGTATACTACTACAACCCAAAAACCAAAAAGCGCGAAGTGTCTAGAGGACTAAAGAACCGACGCGCTGAAGAATACGCGTATTGCGTTAAGGAATTATGATGAAACTGAAGAAAACGTGCATTGCGATTGCAGTGGCTGTTGGCGTTATTTCCCTATCCGGTTGTTCGACGGCATCTGCCCTGAGCGGTTTAATCGGATCTAAACCGGAAGTTACAGCACAAATCGGAGAGGAGAACACAAAGCAATTAGCAGGAGTAACCGCAAAATCCGAAGATAAGCGAGATGTTAAAGTTGAGAAGTCCAATGTAGGAAAGATTGACTCTTCCTTGAAGAAGTCAATTGAAGTGTCAACCATTAAGGCTAACACGGTTAACGCTGAAAGCATCACAGTAACAAAACCGGAAAACTGGTACGATGCTATCGTTGGCTGGATTCTCGTTTTTATCGGTCTATTGCTGGTTTATTTTTCACTTCGTAAGGACGAAAAAAAGGAGGCTTAGCCTCCTTTGTTATTTGTACCTTTTTACGTTAAGTAGTAACTCCCCCTCATGGTCGCAAAGATTATGCTCGCTTTCGTTACTGGCCCTCATTGAAGTGAGCAACAGACTCAACAACCCTTGCTCAAATTCTTCTTTCGTAAGCTGGAGCCTTGCGCACAATTCTACGTTCCGATCTATCAATGTTTCTACGTTCGCCAAACAAATCCTCATCACTCATCTCTCCAATGTGCATCATTTCCCACGTATACCGATTGTTGTAGCCATCAATACACATCAGCTTCATCATTACCGGGCGCTTAATCTTTCCCTTGCACCAGTAAAACCCATCCCTGCAATCAAGATAACCCTCAGCTACACAGCGTGAGCAAAACTCCTTAGATAGCGCGCTTGTAAATTCACGGCGAGTCATTCCGGCGGCCTTAGCAAATCGCTCACTTTCCTTGTGGGCGTATATAAATTTCGCTATGTGCTGTCGAGTGTATTTGTCGTAACCTTCGCAGAACCTGAACAGATCTAAAAGAAGAAGCATATTATTAACCAATCAGTCGAGGGTTGATGAAAACAATATCATCAATCCGGCAAGTGTAGTTCATCTCTTCGAGCGTGATCAGCAGGCTGTCGATTCGCTCAGATACTTTCTGTTGACCGTTGAACGGCGTAACGTTCCGGCACTTTGCAACGATGCTATGAATAGGTGCGCGGCCTTTGTTCTTCTTCGCGATCTCAGTGATAACATCAATCAGCTTACGAGATTCAGCCTCATCACCTGCATACCCGGCAGCGCTGGCAGATGACAGGTAAGTCCTGGAAAGCTCATTGAAGATCATGATCGCTTCCTGCATTGTTTCAAGGTCAATCTCACGATTGGAACGGTTCGGTGATTCACCATCCCAATTCTTGATCGTGTGAAGAACTGAAGCAATGCGCAAAGCGTGCTTATCGAACTTACCGAGATGACCGCGTAGCATTGAGTGAGAGTATTTTCCCCCGGCGGCGAAATCCGGTTCCATCGCCTGACGCGCAAGGTTTAATTCACGCATAGCATTACGGCTTACAGAGAGAACGACGTTGTCCTCCTTCATAATGTTGTGAACGAGTCGATAGTATTTACTCACTAATCCGCGATCGACTTCCTTATACAGAGCATCACCATTTTCATCACAAAGAATACGAGTACCTAAAAGCGGCTCCTCGCGAACCAATAGGAAACGCTCAGATACACCGATGCCGCGCTGGCCTGCGTCCATGATACCTTTGATTGTTTCATCCTGCGCAATTACGCAGATCGAGCCAACCGGGCAAAGAGACAAGTTGTTGTCCTGATTGGAGCGCGCGACCTCCATGTGGTTTTTATCCCACGCCTTAAGAATAAGCTCACTGTTAGATTTCTTATCTGAACCGCCATACGTAAGCCCGAGCAATGTATTTATTGCCGTTGCCTCATCAGAGATTACGGAAAAGTGCCCCTGAACAGCAGCTACTTTCGCAAGACCTTCCGGTGTAGGATCTGATACAGCAAAAACAATATCAGCCATCTTCTTGATCTTCTCTTCCAGTTTTTCTTTGTCCTCGTACAGTGCCGCCGTTGTGTTACCCTTAGGGTCGTTTTTAATTTCCTTCTCGACCTGACGTAGCTGACTGGTTAAACGGATACGTTCCTTTTTTCGCTCTTCATTCAGCCGCTGAATCTCCGCACGCATAGGTGTAATCGCCGCTGAGTTAATCGCTGATTTACCTGTTGAAGGTGGCTGGCTAATCACCATATAAAGAGCGGTCGGTTGCTCTTCTCCGTGATATTGCACCCAAAACTTCCCGAGCATCGCGGCTGAGATGCACCCAATGAAATGAGCGTACGCAGACGAAACAGGGAACTGTACAGACTCAGCCTTTGCCTTTGCATATTCGAATACCAGGTTATCGCCACCTAACGAAATCAGCGGGAACTTATCGTTTCCGCTGTTGATGTCGATCGGATCTTGCCAAAACGAAACTGAATCCCCGTAGCTGTTTTCACGAATTGCGATCGCCACCGGATTAACTCCAGTGCTATTTGCGATCTCAATAATCTGTTGATAATTCAGCTTTGGCTTAATATTAAACATCACAATAAACTCCTTTGTTGACGGTGTGAATGATACACCGCCAATGGTACACGCGTTTTGCAAAAAGTGCTATTGGTTATAAGTATTTGGCCTCAAAGGTTGTGCCGTCCGCGATACTAAAACCCACCTCTTCGCGGAATAATGTCCAGCGGCAACCGTCCTCATCAAATATGTAACCAGCTACACCACCGAGAGCGCGACCGCTTTCAACCTGGTAACGCTTGCCAACCTTGAATGATTTTTTCATTGGGTTGCGATGGTTAAGCCCGGTGCACTTGAGCGTCTTTGTTTTCAACTCGGTGAACTTCGCGAAGAAGATTTCATCAGATCCGCGAATCTGTAATTCATCATGCTTTTCAAGTTTTAAATACTTACCGCATTTCAACTTTACTTCGCGAGTGCCATCATCGTGCTCTCGACCTTTGTACAGATTATTAACTTCGAATCCTGTGATTTTTTCTGCGGAAGTGCATTTCAGTTTGATGGATTTCATGGCGTTAGCTCCTGATTGGTTATCTTGAATAAGGCCACTTTATCAAATGACCTTACGGCAATATTAACAAATCGTGCTATTTACCAGGGAATGCAATCGTCGTCATTATCATCAATATCATCGCCGGGCATCTCAAAGTTATGATCGTATTCGCTTTCAGTATCCATATCCATATCACCAAGAGCCTCATCAAGTGTTATTTCTTTATATGCGACATTTGATGCACCACTCGGCACTAAGCCCGTCATCAAGCGCTGCAAAATAACGAGTCCAGAAATTATCTTGTTCCATTAATTAGCTCCACGAATTAATGTAAATCGAGTTAGCCTCAAGCGTTGCACGAACATCCGCATCTGTTGCATTTATCAGTCGAGAGCCTGGCACGCTTCCGATAACACTATTTCCGTTACGTGTCTTAGTTACCGTCATTGAAATAAAGCCTGAAGACTTATCCATCTTGATAACGACGCGGCCTTTTGCGTTCAAGTGCTTGATGATATTCTCAACTTTAATGCTCATTTTTAATTCCTTTGTTTCGTTTGGTATGGGAGTAATATACCTCACTCCCTGGTGTGTGTCTTTAGCAGTTTGTGCTATCAGTACTCAGAAATTACTTTGCACTCTTTGATTGTGCCTCCTAGCACTGCTTTCTGCATAATTGCTTTTTGGCGACTATCGTAAACGCGAACATTTTTTACGCTATTAAACTTGCCTGTATAAAAGGTGTGAACATAAATCATTTTTTACCGTCCCATGTTTGATATGCCGTAACCAGGTTAATGCTATGATCGAACTCGTCAACGCTAAGCGATCCAATTCGAACAAGCTCCTTGTTGTGCTTAATGTCAATCATCCGGCCGTATGGATGACCTGGCACGTATTTAAATAGACGCTTGCTGTCGGCAATGTCTGCGTTGATTCCGTAGAATCGGCCTACTGCCGCCTTAACGCGCTCCATGATGTTTTTTTCGTGGATTGCCGCCGCGTTATTTAGTGCCGCAACCGTGCTTCCGTTAATCTTCGGTGACTTCGTTGTGATTTTGTAAGTGTGGTTCATTACCCCCCCTAACCAGTCAGGATAGCTTCCGCGCTTCATCAATGATAACAGGTTCGAGACGCTCAAGTCGAACGCGGAACGTGTTCATAAATCCCTCGTTATTCTTCAATAACTCGAAGGCGTCCGTAGCTTCAATGGCGCTACTACCCATGTAAGCGATTACGCGCTTCTGTGTTTTTCGTGAGATCGCCACCACGCGGTAAATATTATCACTCATGCAATGCCTCCAGTATAGATATATACGATCATAATTTTTCCTCCAGGATTTCACGGATGCGGTTTATTGCGTCCAGCTTATCGCAATCCCAACGTGTCGTTCCGTTATCCGGTCGTTCTTCAAATGCGAGACTGACCTCTTCGAGAAGGTTGTCAATGATAGCCTCCTTCTCGTCACCATCCAGCCTCCCGAACTCAACCGATCCGACATGTCGATTGATGTAAGAAATCATGCTCTGATGTTCTTTAATGGTGAATATATCCGTGATACTGATCCCTGTATCGCGCTGAGTGATAACAACTCGGTTGCTGGGGTGGATTATCCCGCCCACCAAGCGATTGCAAATTTCAACAGTGAAACCTTTCTCATTTGCGCGGTCAATTGCTGCCTGAAGTTTTGAATCTGTCATAATTACCCTCTGAAACTATCAATTGTGTCGTTGATGTATTTCACTTGCGCCTCTATGTCAGACGTAGCGATATACTGGAATGTATCGTAATCATCCAAAAGGTCGACAAGCTCGACCTTAGTGTGATGATCTTTAATCCCGCCCATGTGACCGTAATGTGTGCGGTAGACGATGAATCCCTCATCATTGGCGCGCTGGATTGCTTTCTTTAATCCGGTGTGTTTAATTGCCACCTGGTGATTCTCCTGATTGGTTGATGTGTTCACTATACCCCGATTCACTTCGGGGCGTTTAACAAAAAGTGCTATTTAGAATTTTACATCTTCAACAAGCTCAACCATTTTATAACCCAGGCGATATGAGTCGCCGAACAACAACAGACCCATAAATTCATCTTTGGTTATCGACTCCTTACCAACAGTTTTAAGTTCTCCGTTGTGAATCACAGTATCACCGATCTTGATTTCTGATTTATGCACTAATTTCGTTTTCATTTGTTAGCCTGTTAATTAAAAGAATGCTACATAGTTTGCAATGCCTTTTGCATCGTCGTTAGGCATCGCCTTGACAGCCAGGTCGTAACCCGCCTCTACCTTCTGCTTTGCTGATTCTTCGCTGTATCCCCAAATAACCAGGATTTTAACTACGTTTTCTTTGTTCAGAACTTTAAGGTCTTTAGTGATGCGACGTGCCATTTTGTTTTTCCTCAATCTCGTTTCGATGAGGTAATTATGCCAAATCGCACCGAGCTAGTTTTAACAAAAAGTGCTATTTGCGATCGCTTTGAAAAATCCACGCGGCGACAGGGATCGTATCAGCTTCGTCTTTGCCGACTTGCCGCCAAGCTTGCTGTGTTGCGCAGAGTACCCGTCAGGCAGGTTTACAGGTTTTCTCTCCGGCATGACAAAGTCGTCCGAGGTCCAAAGACAAGTTTTCTTCTGATAAGCATCGCGCGGCGCAATATACATAGGGAACCAGGTGTGTGCGTCATTCTCAGGAAGATAGCCGCCATACTCCCAGGGGTTGAATGAGTGATTCGGTTTTCGCCAGGCAGATGACAGGACGCTCACAGGATTCTCAATGATGTAAGTCACTCCCAGGGCGTCGCCAATATTCGCGGCAATCCTGGCGGTGGCAACAGCCTTCTCCTGGAATAACGGATCTCGCTCACGCTTTCTTGCTAAGTGAGCAGCGCCACTAACAGCCAGGTCAGTGCATGGAGGAAATGCCATAATGAAATCAGGCTTGCCATACACACCCGCGATAGCATCAAGTTAGAACTTCTCATCAATAAAGACGTTCACATACTCAATGTTAGGATGCTCAACCCTGGCGTTGTACTTTGCGTAATCTCCGTGATCTGCTCCGTCAAAGTTGAAGCACATCACCTTGTGACCTTGCCTTGCCAGTTCATGACCAGCAAGTCCTGAACCGTCGAATAGTGACCAAATTAATTTCATTGCTGCTTCCTCTTCTGATTGGTTGATGGCCAGAACTATACCCTGCCAACCTGGTCCAGTCGTTAGCAAAAAATGCTATTCCAATAATTGCTCATTATTACATCAATGCTGGAATAGTTGGAATAATTTTGATTGTGATTGATTGCGAATGATGAAACGTGATTATTGCATGGTGTGCAACAGTCGGTTGATTTGTTGCTTAGATTGCAATGATTGTGAGAGGGAGGATTTAGTGTTACCCAGTTCGCCTGGTGGTAATCTCCATTTTTAGCAAAACGTGCTATTCGTCTATGCGGTAGTTGTAATTGTCGTAATAGTTGTATACCATCAGGGGTGTTACAAAGTGGCCCGAGAATCGATAGGCCTATAGATAATAAAATATCTATATATAATAATAAGATAGATAATATATATTTATTTATTTATTATATTATATATTGGTATGTAATCGGCGTAATAGGTGCAACCGCATTTTTTGAGGGTGGCATATATTTCGTGATGCATAGTATAAAAAACATACCATTCCGCGCGCATAAATAGATGTGCTTACTTTTATAGAAAAAGTCGGTTGCATCGGTTGCACTGGTTACAAAAATAAAAAATGCAGCTATAGACATTGACGCTCCTGACTTTGTAGCTGTAACATGTTTTTCGAAGTTGAAAGTTACACCCATAGACAACGAGGTATAGACAAGTGAAAACTCAGCTTAAAGAAGTGACAGAATTTGAACTCAACCTGCCGGACTATATTCGAAAGGCGATTGAAATCCACCAATCAGGGAATGAGTTCTCAATCACCGGAAAGCAAATGGTTGAAGTGTACGTCAATGAGCAGGCCGAGATTGTAAAGGCTACTCATGGCGTGGAACTTAACGATGACCAGATTGATGAGGCAGTCGTTAACGAGTACACATCTCGATCAGCCTGGTTGCTCGAACGACTCACCGCGTCGTATGTGTCCAATATCATCAAGCGCCACATGCTCAAGGTGCATAATAAGGCCGTATCTGTGCGAATCAACCGCGATCAGGTTGACGGGGTGACGATATTCATAACCGAACTCGAAGGCGAGGAAGCAGAGAAGGCCATAGGCGAAGCTAAACATGGCAAGAGAGGTAGGAAGCGAAAGAGCATAGCCGACGTGTTCAATGCGAAGGTTGAGGCGTTCAGAATCGATTTGAGGGATTTTGAAGGTAGCAATATCTCGGTATCCGATCTCAATAAGCTGGTCGAGCAATTCCGCTCACATTTACTGGATGAGGAGAAGTAATCATGAGCAAAATTAAGCATGACGCCCTGAAAGGTGTATTGATGCAACTCAATCCAGGTGAGGCATTCCAGCTTAACCCCGAAACATACGGGTTTGTCGGTTTCTATCGCCTCGGACTACAGATGAGTTCGCCAGCCGATGAGCTGGTCCGGTATGTGCGTAAACAGTTTGGCGTAGAGATGATCAGTCTTGGTAAGGTGCAAGGCATCCAGCTATTCCTATTCAAGCCAAATAAAATTCGCTGCTTCACTTTGATGAAATAGCACTTTTTGTTAAAACCGGATCGGGATAACCTGGTATAGTTATCCCATCGACAACGAATGAGGAAGCGAAGATGGAAACGCAAATTGACGTAGTGGTTGTTCATCGAGACTCAACTCATGAAAAGGGTCTGTTCAAGAAAGGAACGGAAATCACGATCGACCTTGAGGATATGTTTGCATATCACTCGGGCCTTACCTGGAACGTGGTGCGCGTAGGCAGCGACTACAAACTCAAAGGCTTTAACACTTACTTTGCGGAGGTTTAATCATGGCGACCATTACCGTATTCCTGGCTAAAGATGAGCTTGATGGCGAAATGTCATTCTTCGCGTTTGAGCACAAGACCGGATCGCACTGGCATGCGTACACTCACTACACGGTTATCTCAATCGAGGCGTTCGAAGGTGATTCACTCACTGATAAGCTGAGTTATTTTGTTGAAGCGGTTAAGGCTAGCGGCGGCTGCGAGTGGAAAGAAGATCACGAAGTTATGCGAATGTTTGAGATGGTCAATCCTGTTCGCCTTGAGTCGTTCGGGCTTGATGCTGATGTGACTATCAAGGTGAGAAAGTCGGGTGAGTTATTGCCAGGGATGCGCGTGCTGACTGGTTACTCGGGCCGTAAGGTGTGGCGCACTGTATCTAAGATTCGCCAGCGTTCGGCAACATGCTATAGCGTATTCTTTGAGGATGGCTGGAATGAAACTGCCGGAAGCTGCGTGAAATATCTCACCAAATAGCACGAATTGTTAAAACCGGATCGGGGTATCTTGCTATAGTTACCCCATCGAAATGAGATACCAATCAGAGGATTCACCATGTCAATCGTCAAGAACCAACAAGCCATCGACTCAACCAGCCACAACCGCTTTGCTATTTTCATCACTCGCGACAACAAGCGTTTTGCGGTCAAGGTAGTACCGGGTGGATACAATACATACATGGAAGATAACGGAAAATGGGTTAGGTGTGACAACCTCTCAAACTTCCTGGTCTGGAATGCAGAACTCCAGGGATTTGATGATATCAGCACTTTAATTGAGGAGTAATAATCACGCCACGTTACAGCAACCTAACTCAACTAACCCGCGTCAACGGGCACATGATCCCGGCAAAATCCACTCACTACGCTATGGGTGCAAAGCACGGATTATATTTCAAGTGGCGCGGTCAGTGGAACTTCACGGCTGTGAGTAATTTCTACATGCGAGTTCCGGGTGATGACCCGCAATCTGTCGTAGAAAACTCAATCTGTGACAACAAGATCGAGGTACTAAAATGAACTTTAATACAGTAGCTCTATGGTCTGCCGTCTGGTTCTTCTGCATGGGTCACGTCATGGTCGGCATCGTGGTAATGCTTCTCCTGTGTGCGGGGGCGTTCGAATGATGCGTATATTGATTTGCATGATGGCTGCTGTCGCCCTGACTATCCTGGTAGTGTCCGGCTTCGGCGAGGTCAAAGAGCGATGCCATGAAACCGGGAGCCAAGTTACTACTTTCGTGATGGTTGGCAACGTATTGCTACCAATCACATCAAATGAAATCACTTGCGAATAGGATGTTAAAATGGCTGATTTTATGCACCAAATGATTGCAGTATTCAAAGGTAGTGATGACCAGGAGGTGAAAGAGTGCTTTACCGTTGACAAGCCTTATAGTGCATCGCTAACCAGCTTCGGGAATATCTCATTACTTGATGATAACGGCGACCCCTGGATATTCGACGAAGACACCGATTGCTTCGAAATTAAAGAATAGCACTTTTTGTTAAAACTCAGCTCATGGGTTGCGATATAGTAACCCCATCGACAACGAACGAGGACGATAGCATGAAAATCAAATTACTTTGCACTGGCGGTTACAAGGGCTTTACCCGAGATCTGGAAGCAGACCCTATCGTGGTTGATGCGGTGAAGTGCGATGATAGCCTGGGCGGCTACCGTGTTAAGGTTGACGACCTGGTAAAAGCTGGCGTGTACGATCTGGATTATGGACTTTCGGTTAGCCCGGTAGTTGGTCCGGCAGACTTCAACGAGAAGGATGGAACGATGTTCTTTTTTGATTGGGAAGTACAGGCTAACATCAAGCCGCGCAAGGTTCGTCTTCTCAATAATGGCGGGTATCCTATGCGCCCTGGTTATGAGAATCGCACGTTCCCGGTTATTGTTGACTTTGAAGAAATCACCGCGCACTTAGCTTATATCAACGGTGAACAGCTTCATGCTGTTGGATTTGTGGGAGGTATGAATCAAGAGGCGATATGCTTCTTCCATTGTAAAGCCGAGCCGTTCGATATTGAGTGCGAGTTGGTTTACTAAGCACGAATTGTTAAAAGGGGATTTGGCCTGACTGGTATAATCCCCACATAAACCACTAAGAGGAAAGCATCATGTTAAAATTAGAAGACGTAAAATTCCCGATTAAATTTATCAGCCTGGGTTGCGGTGAAATTACATTCACCAGTGAAGATAAAGGAAAGTGGGCCACTGATGAGGTATCGCAGCTTAAGCTGGAGTGGTTTATTGCCAGACATAACGGAGTGAATAAAGAAAATTCACCAGATAAGGACTACTACTACATTATGAGCGACAATCAGAATACTTACAGCTTGTATGATAGCTGGAAGATTGAAGGCTCAATATTCAAAGCTGCAAAGCCAGAAATCAAGCCATCGCTACAGTGCACTCAGATCGAGAATGTGCCACTTAGCGCAACGCTAAAAGGTGTCCAGATTAGCAGCGATTCTTGGATTGAGATTACCGCGACACCAAAAACTATTGAGGTGCACGACGATATCATCACGATTCTATTGCATCACGGCGGCTTCAAGAACAAGACGGTATCAGGTGAAATCAGCATTAAGCGCGGAACGCTCGTCCGCTATGAGGTGAAATAATGGCTGCATGGGTCTTGATTATCTTGATGAGCACCGGGTCGGATCACGTATACATGGAAAGTCAGCAATCATGCGAAAAAGCTCGGGAGGTGATTGCAGAAAACAAGCCGTTCGGATATGAAGTAAAAACTATGTGCGTTAAACGATAGCACGAATTGCTAAACCTTCCGCAAGTCCATTTGATATAGTGGCCTTATTGAAGAATGGCAACCAATCAGTGAGGCATCATGAGCAAGAGTCATAAGTTAAAAATTAACCCGGTACATTTCATTGGAGTAATGAACGGAACCAAAACGGCAGAGTTCCGCATCAATGACCGCAACTTCCAGATTGGCGATATCTTGGAGCTACGAGAGTTCGATCGCGGTGAGTTTACCGGGTGGGAAGTTCACGCCAGGGTATCCGATGTTACAGACGTGACTCCATACATCAATCGCGGGTATGACGATCAGGAATGCGACTTCACGCAATACGTGATGTTATCAATCAAGCCTTATAGGAAGGTTAGACCGTGAAATTTGAATGCGTATCAAGTAACGGATCGGGCTTTAAGTGGGGAAAAATCTACGAAGGCGCTCACGTCAATGACGACAGCTTCGTTGTCGTGGATGAGCACGGTAGCAACGTTAACATCATCCGTCGTCACGAGTACCAGGAAATTTTCCTGCCGTATTGCGGTAGTTCAAAATATATCTTCCATCGAATCGTGGATGGTGTTAAATTTAGAGACGTAATCGAAGCAATCAATCAACTGCATAATAAAGAGGTAAAATTTATGAAATTTGAATGTATCAGCGATAACACCAAAAAATTTACTGTTGGAAAAATCTACGACGTTCCTACTGAGCACGCAAAGCACACTGTAGCGCTTACTGACGACACGGGCCGTCACCGCATCGCTACCGTAACGCATAATGGCGAAGGTCTGCGATGGAATAGCGGCGGCACTAAGTTTGCAACGTTCGGCAAGAAGAAGCAGAAATTTAATACCAGTCGAATCAAGGGCGCTTTCCGCATCGAACAGGGTAAGATTCACAGCGTTAAGCCAATCGAAGTTGATGGTAAAGTCAAGCCTAAGCTGACCAACAAGGACATTGATAATCTGGCAAACCTGGCTATGGCTACCGTGCTTCTTATTTCTCTTATCGTGCTGTTTTTCGTAGTTTAACTTAAAGTGGGAATCGTTCCTGAGCGGTTCCCTATTTTTATGAGGTGAATATGAATAGCTTTATGCCTGACTTTAAGAACTGGAAAAACGAACCTCCATCATTTCAGGAGTTGCTATTCTGCCTCCTGGTCCTGACATTATCTCTTAAGGGTGTTTTATGGCTACTATCATGACAGCAGAAGATGCAGCACGTGAAGCAGTGGAAGGAATGCGCCCAAATACCTCCAGAATCGCACACTACTACAAATCTGAGGTGTCGGAAGTGCAATTGGTCCACGAAATTTTAAGGCTCCCACAAGTCGATTCAGCGCGCGTGGTGACGTGCTTAAAAAATTATTTTTGCATCACTATTAAAACGAATAGCACGAATTGCTAAAACCTATCAAGGGGAATGCGCTATGATTCACCTACACCAACAAACGAGGAAACGATAATGAAACACTTAATCTGCATTGAAGCGCCTAACGATGAATACACCCTGCACGGCATTGGAATGTTCAAAGGTCACTACATGACAGCAAGTATTCATGATTCGCGTTGCGTCAATGGCGATCTGATGATTACGTCAAAAGAAGTAAATCCTTACATTATGCAGAATCTTGGCAATAACGAATATATGGCCTATGGATGCAACGCGGTGTATAAGCATATTAAGATCCGCAAGCGCGTCGTGCGTGCATTCAAGAAGATTGCAATGAAGTACTGGAAGATGAGCAAGAAAGATGCCGGACATTGGGCGCGCAGCGTTGCAGATTCATACTTCTATCGTAACGGCGAATCCTGCTACTTCCTGATCGATGAACTTATGGAAAACTACGGCGGCGACTTCAGTCAGGGTAGCTTTGATGACTGGGCCAACTATGAGATCAGTTGCTGGTAATAGCACGAATTGCTAAAACTTGCTCAAGGGTATTTGATAGAATGCCCTTCGTTGAGTTAAGCAACCAATCAGAGGAATAAATCATGGATAAAATTACCATTTGGGGCAAGACAATCAGCCTGTTTCTCGGCACTCGCCGCGTAGCAATCTTTGACTTTGACGGAACACTTAGCGATGGATCTGGTCTACTTCACCTGCTACCGACAAAGGATTTGCACTTAACTGAAAGCTGGTCTGAGTTTAACCGAGCGGCAATATTTGATAACCCAATCAAGAGTACGATTGAAGTGATGAACTCTATGTTTGCCGCTGGTCATCATGTGATCATTTTAACCGGGCGAAGCGATGAGGTTCGTTACGCATATGAGTTATGGCTTAAGCATCACGGTGCTCGATATGATTACCTGATTATGCGACCGCATACCGACAACCGCAAAGACACGGTGATGAAAGAAGAGGCGGTGCGCGCGATCGGTATTGAGAATATCCTGGCGGCCTGGGATGACTCACCGCAAATTATTCCATTATTCCGGTCGCTTGGAATAACCACTTACGCTGTAGTTGACTATGGCGATAAAGTCCACGATCATTTAAAATCTCACGGGGTAGATGAATGAACCTGTACGAATTTATTGCAGCACATCCGGTGTTAACGGTTATCATCCTGTTAATCATCAATCACACCATCATCAATGTGGCAAAATTATTTTTAGGGAGATACTGACATGAAAACAGCTATCATTTTAAACGGCGCGCCGGGCGCAGGAAAAGACACTATCGGATGCATCCTGGCTGACACTTACGATCATGTAGCGCTACGCAGCTTCAAAGCTCCAATGTTTGAGATTGCTCGAGCAATCCTGGGTGAGGCTAATTTCGAATATTTCATGTTCTTGTATGAGGACCGTCGCTATAAAGAAGAGCCAGCATCAATCCTGAACGGTAAAAGCCCGCGCCAGTTTATGATCTGGATTAGCGAGGAGGTCATCAAACCGCAGTTCGGAAATCGCTTCTTCGGTATGCGAGCGGAAAGCAAGGTGAAAGAGTCTCACTCCCTTTCGGTATTTACTGACGGTGGATTCAAAGACGAGATCTTGCAGATGATTGAAGGTGATATCCAGGTAAAGCTATGTCGAATCCATCGCAACGGTTGCAACTTTGACAACGACAGCCGCGACTATATCTATCTTGACGATATGATCGGGGTCAACGGTTATCAGGAATGTGACTTCTTTTCTGTCGAAGGTAATCCAGAAATTACCGCTCAGCACATAGCCGCCACGTTCATCAACAAATAGCACGAATTGCTAAAACGTCGGTGGGGTGATTTGATATAGTTACCTCATCGACAACGAAGAGAGAAAATCGAAATGATGGTATCAACTGATAAGTTTTTCACTTGCACTAAAACTTCTGAAGTATTCGAACTGGTTCATACTGATAATGGTGACTTCATGCATGACGGTTGCGACGTTTTCATTGAAGTGAAAGAAAGCGACTATGACGATGGGGTTTATTATAACCCGGCAGTGAACACTCAGTTTTTTACCCCGATCGAAGATGAAGGAGAAGAAGCATGATCACGATTAACCTGTCAGATAAACAAGCGCGTGAAATCCTCGACACTATCGGCGAACAACTTCACGTAAAAGGCGCCACCGCTGAGATTCTTAACCAGATCGAAAGACAGCTTACCCCAGCATCAACCAACCAAGCTGAGTTTGCAGCCTGGAAAAGCGAGCGAATCCTGCCAAATATCATCAAGGCATGGAAGCGCAAGCATAAAAAAGAAATCAACGTTGAGGATTTATTTACCGATGAATTAAGTCCTTCAAAGGTTGCTCAATACCAGTTGCGATACATGGAGTCGGTTTGCAATCAGGTTTTAGGTGTAAGTTTTTCATTCAAAGGTGATAAATAATGTTCGGTTTAAGCGAAGCGGAGTGGAATGTTGTAAAGCGTGCCGCGAAAGAATTAAACAAATTCGTCAGCGGAATGAAGAAAGAAGATCGGAAGAACGACAAGATCATGATTGATGTAATCTCGACTCACCACAAAAAGGTCGAGCTACTCATTGACCGATACAAATTTGTCTGGACTGCCGGGTATATTGCTGGGCGCGTAGGGAACAAAGAAGGGGATTACGAATAATGGCTAACTTACCGAAGAAAGGCGAGCAGGTTCGATGTGTCACTTCACGCAATAGCGATGCTTTCTCAGCAGGGTGCGCGTGCGATGTGGAAAAGGTTAGTAAATCAAAGAGATTGGTATTCGTGTACGGCGATGATGGAAACCTGCACGAGATTGATTACCCGCAGGATATGACTAAGGGGCAATTCGAAATTAATGATTGACCTAAATCCCTGAGCGGTGATAGTATTAATCCCGTAGACAGACGAGGCGCAACTAAGCGCAACGCGTGAGACGATTCTCACACTTCCAGATAACAAGCTCGGTTGCATAGTGGTTAAGCAACGCCGCAGACCCGTAAGCGGCAAAAATTCAAGAGGATTGCATAATGCAAAACACTAAAGATGAAACAGTAAAAATTGAAATTAAAGTAACTCGCAACGGTGAAACCACTCGTTATAAAAAACGATTAAATCCTGGCGAGGCTGTTATTGGTCGCATTGCTGGCGTTATGATTAAGGCGCAGGAAGATGAAGCGATTCAAAATTAAATTAATCATTCGAAAGATGGGTATGTTTTGCCAGTCTTGCAAGCAATCTTTCGAAACTGAATTATCAGCAACCAGTCAGGCAGAAGCCATCACGAAAGCAAAAAAACTTTCCGGCGCTAACCTTGACACTCACAAAATAAATATTGAATTAATCAAGGAGATTTAACATGACAATTTTTTTATTGATTATCGCTGGTGTTGTTATTTTTGGTGCTGGTTTGTTTGCTTGCTTCGCACTTGTTGCGGCAGCAATTGCGATGGACGCTAAGGATAAAACTGGTGTATGGCTGACCTACTCGCCTAAGAAGGATCAATGGGAAATGACTGGCGACCTTGCTCACTGCTACTCTAAAGCTCAGACCCACCCTAAAGGCATTAAACGACGATTGTCGTGATAAACACTAACCCGCTCCGGCGGGTTTTTTTATGCCTGCAATATGGTAAAATAGCACTAAATGTTAAACAAAGAGGATGTATTTATGAGTGAACCTAAGAACGCTCCCGTAGTCCAGGGAGGTAATTTCAAAGAGCTATACAAGAAAAAGTTTGGCACTGTACTCGCGAAAAACCGGGCGATGACGCCAGAGCAACTATTCGATCTGTCAGTGAAGTATTTCGAATGGGCCGAGGACAACGCAATCAAGGCGTCAGAATCAGCCAGCTTTCAGGGTGGCGTTTATGAGTCGCTTGTCCATAAGCCGCGCGTCTTCACCTGGACCGGATACCGACTATTCATCGGTGCAAGCGAGGCCGCAATCATTAAGTGGAAGCGAGAGGAAGAATACAGTGAGGTTATGGAGTTTGTGGAGTCGGTAATCAACGAGCAAAAATTCCAGCTTGCCGCCAACGGTGTTATTAACGCCTCCTTTATCGGTAAGGATCTCGGAATCGATAAGCCAGCCTCAATCAATATCGAAAACTCGTCAGCTTCCGCATCGACAGTAGTCGCCACTACTGAGGATGCAATGAAAGAGGCAGTAAACAGCATTCTTGATATGCTTTAACGTTAGGGGCGCGCGAGCGCCCACATGGGAGACTTAATCATGATTCAATGGGAAGACCTTAACGCAACGCAGAAGTTAGCGATCAAGAAAATGAGCGAGGCCAATTTCGAAAAAATGATTCGGATCTGGTTCCAGCTTATGCAGGCTCAGCAGTTCCAGCCTAACTGGCATCACCTTTACCTATGTCACGAAGTGGAGGAAATTATTGCAGGGCGGCGAGGTAATACAATCTTTAACGTCACGCCAGGCTCCGGTAAAACTGAAGTGTTCTCAATTCACCTTCCGGTGTACGCAATGCTCAAGTGTAAGAAGGTTCGAAACCTTAACGTGTCGTTTGCCGACAGCTTGGTTAAGCGTAACAGTAAGCGTGTCCGTGAGATTATCAGCAGCAACGAATTTCAAGAGCTATGGCCTTGCAAGTTCGGTACATCGAAAGACGAGGAGATGCAGGTTCTTAACGAAGACGGAAAGGTTTGGTTTGAGTTGATATCAGCTGCGGCTGGAGGTCGTATTACAGGTTCTCGTGGTGGCTACATGATGCCGGGATTCTCCGGGATGGTAATGCTCGACGATATCGACAAGCCTGATGATATGTTCTCAAAGGTTAAGCGTGAGCGTACGCACATGCTATTGAAAAACACCATTCGATCCCGTCGTATGCATAACGAGACGCCTATTATTGCAATTCAGCAACGACTACATGCTCAGGATTCAACCTGGTTCATGATGAATGGCGGGATGGGTATTGAGTTTGACCAAATCTCAATCCCGGCGCTGGTGACGGAAGAATACGGAAAGACACTTCCTGATTGGTTACAGCCTTACTTTGCTCGTGATGTTTTATCGTCTGAGTATGTAGAATTGGATGGCGTTAAGCATTACTCTTTTTGGCCCAGCAAGGAAAGTGTGCACGACCTGCTAGCTTTACGAGAAGCAGATCAGTATACCTTTGATTCTCAGTATCAGCAGAAGCCGATCGCGCTGGGTGGCTCCGTGTTTAACTCAGAGTGGTGGACTTATTACGGCAGCAGCCTTGACGCTGACGAGCCAGATCCGGGTAAATATGATTACCGATTCATCACTGCCGATACCGCTCAGAAGACAGGCGAGCTAAACGACTACACGGTATTTTGTTTGTGGGGCAAGAAGAATGATAAGGTTTACTTTATCGACGGCATTCGCGGAAAGTGGGAAGCGCCGGATATGGAGAAGCAATTTACCGCTTTCGTCAACCAGGCGTGGAGGCACAATAAATCAATGGGGGTGCTTCGTAAAATCTATGTGGAAGATAAGGCGAGCGGTACGGGCTTAATCCAGAATCTAAGGAAAAAGACTCCGATATCCATCACTCCATTGCAGCGTAACAAAGACAAAGTTACCCGAGCTATGGATGCTCAGCCAGTCATTAAGGCTGGTCGCGTGGTTCTTCCAGAAGAGCACCCTATGCTTGCGGAAATCATCGCAGAACATAGCGCCTTCACTTACGATGACACCCATCCGCATGATGATATCGTCGATAACTTCATGGATGCGGCGAACATCGAATTGCTGACCATTGATGATCCTATCGAGAGAATGAAGCGACTCGCTGGGATGGTTAAGAGGTAATAAATGAGATATAATCAAGGCTGTCAATTGACGGCCTTTTTTATTGGAGGGAAAGTATGAAAATTGTTAAGCATGATGGTTATAACGATATCTTTAACGGCGGCGCGGACGGCTCACCTAAACCATTTTTTATGGTTGATGCGTCATATAACGTCGGCTCATTCTATAACGACAACGCGACAGCGAAAAGAATTGTCGACGTGATCCCTGAAGAGATGGTTACGGCTGGTTTTAAAATATCAGGAGTCAAGGATGAAAAGGAGTTCAAATCTCTGTGGGATAGTTACAAAATTGATCCTAGCTTGGTTGATGTTCTTTGCTGGGCGCGCCTATACGGTGGAGCGGCTATTGTAGCGATCATTAACGACAACAGAATGCTAACCAGTCCAGTTAAACCTGGAGCTAAACTTGAAGGTGTGCGTGTTTATGATAGATTCGCAATTACAATCGAAAAAAGAGTAACTAATGCTCGATCGCCTCGCTATGGTGAACCTGAGATCTATAAGGTGTCTCCTGGTGACAATATTCAACCTTACTTAATCCACCACACAAGAATTTTTATTGCTGATGGTGAACGAGTAACACCTCAGACTAGAAAACAGAATCAAGGGTGGGGTGCTTCAGTTTTGAATAAGTCACTAATTGATGCGATCTGCGACTACGACTATTGCGAATCTCTAGCGACTCAGATCCTGAGGCGTAAGCAGCAGGCGGTATGGAAAGTCAAAGGTCTTGTTGAAATGTGTGATGATGATAATGCTCGGTATGCAGCGCGCTTGAGACTGGCTCAGGTTGACGATAATTCAGGTGTTGGCCGTGCGATCGGTATCGATGCCGAGACGGAAGAATACGACGTTCTAAACTCTGATATCAGCGGAGTTCCTGAGTTCTTATCAAGCAAGATGGACCGCATTGTCTCCCTATCCGGGATTCATGAGATTATCATTAAGAATAAGAACGTAGGCGGCGTATCAGCGAGCCAAAACACGGCGCTTGAGACTTTCTATAAGTTAGTCGATCGCAAGCGTGAAGAGGATTACAGACCGCTTCTTGAGTTCTTGTTGCCGTTCATTGTTGACGAAGAAGAGTGGTCCATCGAGTTTGATCCGCTGTCGGTCCCGAGCAAGAAAGAAGAATCCGAGATCACGAAGAACAACATTGAGTCGGTAACGAAAGCTATCACCGAGCAAATCATCGATCTGGAAGAAGCTCGCGACACGTTGCGATCCATTGCGCCTGAGTTCAAACTCAAGGATGGTAATAACATCAACATTCGCGAACCGGAAGAAACAACAGAGCCGGAACCGGGATTAGGGGAGAAGTTAGAAGATGAAAATTAATGGCGTTGCAACACAGTGGCGCTATCCTGAAATGAGCGAGCGCGCAATGTCGCGCTCCTTACAGGATGTTGCAGCCAGACTAACAGAAAGAATGCGTGACGAATTAAAGCCGATGAAATTTGACGCTACCGACGAAGAGATAGACCAAGCGGAAAGGTCATTGCTTGATTACGTCGAATCTCTAATCGCGCCGATTATCGGATCTCTATCATCCGTCGCGCTAACTATCTATAAATTCAACTCTAAGCAGTGGTTGCGAATAGCTCGAAATGCTGGAGGTAAGAAGAATCAAGCCGTAATGCTACTTGCCCTGATTGGTCCTACCGCTGCCGAAAACTGGTACTCAGGACAATATAATCTGTGGCGATCGCAGGTGACTACTTCTATCAGGAAATTTGCCGCCAACATGGTTACTGATTTCACTGATAAACTTCGTGCGGCATCCGGTCAGGGTAAAAGCAAGGATTTTGTTGTTGAACTTGCTAAGGAGCGATTTGGTATTTACCGGAATTGGTCCAAAAACAGAGCGTCGGGGATTGTCGGAACATGGAACAGTAGACTGATGCGGCAGCGCATAAAAGACGCTGGAGTCTCTTACTATTTCTGGCGCGGGGTGATGGATTTACGTGAACGTGAAAAGCATGTAAGATGGGAAGGTAAGCGTATAGCGGTAGATTCCGATCACGTATTCCCGGGTGAAGAATACAATTGCCGCTGTTGGGCTGTTCCAGACTTTTCTACAGGAGATTAAAAATGAAGGCAAAACAAAGATTCGATTCCGTAAAAATCAAGGCGCACTTTGATGATAATGGTTTTTTGGTTGACCGTCCCATCGTGGCGCGAATCGGTGCTCAGGTTTACAAGACTCCACACGGCGATCGCGTTGAGTTCCGTCCGGCGTCCGAAGTTTTCAAGCAAGATTCCTTGCAAAGTTTTGCAGGCAAGCCGATCACGGTCGGTCACGTAACGGTGACTCCCCAAAATGCTAAGGACGTTGTTGTAGGATCGTGCGCTGGCGCTGGTATTGCTTCAGGTGTTGGAGTTGAAGTCCCTTTGAGCATTTACAGCGACTACGCGATCAGCAAGGCTAAAGCAAAAGAAGCTGGTGAATTATCTGTTGGCTACACGTCAGTAGATATTGATAAGCCGGGATGGGGTTCAAATGAGACTGGAGAATATATCTTCGAAGAGGATATGAAACAGGACGAAGCGCCGCCTGAAGGTTGGGTTAAATTCGATGCTGTTCAAACAAACATCAAGGTAAACCACATTGCACTTGTTTTCAAGGGTCGCGCTGGAATTGCTAAATTAAACCTTGATGCCGAGCAGGAGTTCCCGTATGATAATAACGTTCAATTAACTAACGAGGACAAGAAAATGAAAAAAATTAAGATCGACTCAGTTGATGTGGAAGTGACCGAAGATGTTGCGAACCATATCGAAAAATTAACCGCGCAGATTGCCGCCATTCAGGGGAAAGCTGATGGCTTCGAAGCTGAGCGCGATGCGCTGAAGGTTAAGGTTGACTCACTGCCGGAACTGGTGAAGGCCGAAGTAGAGAAGCAAAAAGCTGACGCCGCAGCGCGTGCTGAAGTCACCGCAGTAGCGGAAACCGCAGGCGTTAAGCATGATGGTCTTGATATCAAAGACGTTAAGGTAGCTGTTGTCAAAGCCATGCTTGATAAAGATGTTAGCGAAAAATCAGACGCATATATCGACGCTATGTTTGATGTTGCTAAGGATTCTGATATTATGGCTATTCAGCGTAAGGCGGTAAAAGGCGATTCTATCGAAGGCGGTAAGCCGGAAGAGAAAAACGACGCCGCACCTGTTACGCCAAATTCACGTTTAAGCAAAGTAATGTAAGGGGAAATATCATGGCACAGATTAATGCATCTTATCAGCGAGACATGGCCATTGCGCTTCCGGGTATGGTTGCGGATACTTCGAAGTATAATATTGATGGCGCTTGCGTCGTTAACGAAGGTGATGTTTTTGTTGGCGCTGCCGTACAGGTTGTTCAAGCCCAAGCCGTTGACGGCCATAAATTGGTTAAGGCTATGGAATCGTCTAAAGTGCCGTATGGCGTAGCTATTCGATCTCACTGGCAGACTGTGAACAAAGATAATCAGATGATTTACGAAGATGGCGGTGCTATCAACGTCATGACCTCCGGGCGAGTCTGGATGCTTTCCAAATCAGAAGAAGCACCAACTTTCGGGACAGCTGTAAAACTTGACGTTGACGGTCAAGAGAAATCTGATGGTACGATCGAAACAACTTGGACCTACGCTGGCGGCTGGACCAAATATAAAGACATTCAGCTTGTTGAAGTTCAGTTGCATCAACTGTAATTAGTGTTTAATATGGGGACTATCCTTTTGGGTAGTCCTTTTTTTATGGAGAAAATACTATGCCTTACGAAAATTTAATGTTACGCCCGGCGTGCCCTGGTAATCTTTCGGATACTTCAACCTACAATATTGATGGATCTTGTGTTGCTCAAGGCGATATTGAGTTCGGCTCCGCTGTTAAAGTTATCGGTATTGTTGACGGCGTTAAGGTTGTTTCCACGCTTACTGATGGTGAAACACCTTACGGAATCGCTTTCCGTTCCCAATATGAACACCTGAGCGGTAAAATCCTCGACGGTGAAGTTTGCAACGTCGTTTCTCATGGTCGCGTGTGGACGCTAACTTCTCTTGATGAAGCTCCGGCCTTGTTCTCAAAGTTACAATTTGGATCTGGTGGTGTTGTTACTGGTAGCTCTGGTTCCGTAGGTTGGACTTTTTCTGGTGGATTTGTTAAGCACGAGGACGGGTACATTATTGAGGTTCAGGTTAAGCAAAATGCCTTTATTGTTCCACCTCCACCACCTCCCGTGGTTCTTGTTGAGTCTGCGACGATTACAACTAACAAGGAGAGTCCTCAGCCAAACAATGCACCTGTGCAATTTAACGTTGCTGTAAAACCTGACAATGCCACCGATAAAACTGGCGTGTGGTCTGTTGATGCTGAAAATATTGCGACAATAGATCCAAAATCTGGCGTTCTTACTCCAATTGGTGGAGATGCGGCAGGTAGCGTAATCGTAAATTGGACGGCTAACGATGCCAGCAAAACTAAAGAATCGATCACTTATGTTTTTGATGCTGCGCCAGCCGAAGAAGAAGAGTCATAACACAAAAATACTTTGACGCTTTAACAAAAAGTGCTATTATTGAAGCCGTGAACATAATCACGGCTTTTTTATTAACTAAGGAGAAGTAATCATGACTACTAAAAAATTTGATGAAGCAGATAAGAGCAATGTTGAAATGTATCTGATCCAGGCTGGCGTAAAACAGGATGCAGCCGCAACGATGGGTATCTGGACCGCTCAGGAACTACACCGCATCAAAAGCCAGTCCTATGAAGAAGACTACCCGGCAGGCTCCGCACTTCGAGTATTCCCGGTTACTACCGATCTATCTCCGACCGACAAGACGTTTGAGTATATGACCTTTGATAAGGTTGGTACTGCGCAGATTATCGCTGACTATACAGATGACCTGCCTCTGGTTGATGCGCTTGGTACTTCTGAGTTCGGTAAGGTGTTCCGCTTGGGTAACGCGTACCTGATTTCAATCGACGAAATCAAAGCAGGTCAGGCAACTGGTCGACCGCTGTCAACCCGCAAGGCAAGCGCGTGTCAGTTAGCGCATGACCAACTGGTTAACCGTCTGGTGTTCAAAGGTTCCGCGCCGCACAAGATCGTGTCCGTGTTCAACCATCCGAACATCACCAAAATTACCTCCGGTAAGTGGATGAATGCCTCAACTCCGAAGCCGGAAACGGCTGAAGCGGAATTGACTCAGGCGATTGAAACCATCGAGACGATTACTCGCGGTCAGCATCGTGCAACCAACATTCTGATCCCGCCGTCCATGCGTAAGGTTCTGGCGATCCGTATGCCTGAAACTACCATGTCTTACCTGGACTATTTCAAGTCTCAGAATGCTGGTATCGAAATCGACTCTATCGCAGAGCTTGAAGATATCGACGGTGCGGGTACTAAAGGCGTACTGGTGTACGAAAAAAATCCGATGAATATGTCCATCGAGATCCCGGAAGCATGAAA